TTGCTAAATTAAGTCCTGAAGACTTGGCTTTAATCTATCCACCTATCGAACGTGCCAACTTTGTTGTAAGAAAATCATGGTTAGGTCGTAACCAAATCATAACCTTTGTGAATAATAAAAATCAACGTATTACTTACAACCATGATGAGGTTTTAAAAGTGATGTTACCAAAGTTAAATCTAATGCCATGTTGGATTAAAAGAGAATATTGGTCACAATCAACTGATATGCCAAGTAATGTTCGTCATCTGGCTACTGTTGAAGTTCTGGAGCCTACTGCAAAGTAGGTTCTTCAGGACCAATACGGACAATATATGATAATAATAATGTAAATTAAATATAATATGAGACTAATTAAAAATACTGCTTCAAATGCAGCCGAATTGTACAAGTTATTGGGTAATAACAATACCGTATACTATAAAAGATTGGGCATGGTTCAAGTAAATAAGTTAGAACTACTTGAAAACCCAGCATCTAACATAGTTGTTGTGTATACTCACGACGGTTCTGACTATTCAATCTTCATTCAGGACATTGTTGAGGTTTTTGACTTCGATCTTAACTAAAATAGTGCGACGTTAGCCTACTATATTATTAGTTTAATGAGCTAATGTCACACTTTTACATAATATCCCGGAGGGATAATACACGAATGTGTATAGCAACGCGTATAGCATTCACCTAAAACTCCCTTACAATAGAAATACGACGGTAAAATGATAATATATGTGAGGCCTGGCTTTGAAATAGAGTCGGAAGAGTGGACTCCGTCCTACACTATAGTTAAATAAGTGTCGATCTTCACCCAAAACTCGCTTACAAAACGAATACGAACTCAATTTGATAATATAAATGTAACAAATAACAAGTAAAATGATTAAAATAACTTAAAATTGTAAGTAAAATTGATAAAATTGTTGTAAATAGAGAGATACTCTATAATACCTGTACTTCTTTTTTTTTAAGCAAATAAAGTGCAACCTTCTTACAATAAAAATACGAATTGAAATTGATAATATAAATGTAACAAAAACAAGTAAAAATATGAATTACCAAATAGTAGAAAGTAGAGAAATAGTATGGTGTGATAACGATGACCGTTATATACTAATTATTAAAGAAAATGATGAGATTGTTGGCTTAAATTACATGCAAGGTGATGAACTTGATGTGTTTAAAGCGGATTTCATGTATATCGATTATGACTTAACCGACTTTTTTAAAGCGATTGAACCGTACTTAGTACACGAAAATGAGGTTGGCCGTATAAATGCGGCAATATGGGCTCACTTTGAATACACGAATTTAAAATTTGAGAGAAAATATATTAATGATAAAAAATAGTAAAATTATGGAAGAATATAGTGATTGCTGTGGTGCAGGTAGACACCATATATATGATGAATTATGCGCGGATTGTTTAGAGCATTTTGTAGAATGCGAAGATTTTGATGAAGATGGTTTTACAAAATAAATACGATAACAAATTGATAATATTAATATAAAAAAATAACCTATGAAATATCAAGTAAAAATAACCGAGTATTTAAGTAGAATAGTTGAAGTTGAAGCCGAAGACGAAGTTGATGCAAGACTATTAGCGGAAGAAATGTATTGTGGCCAAGAAATAGTATTAGACTATGATGACTTCGATGATGTTGAATTTGAAATATATAATGATTGATTATGGCAAATAAAATAACAATGGATTCGGTGCATGCTTTTATTGCGGGTAAACCGTTTCGTAGAGAAAATATGGATGTAACCGTTAACAGTAATGGTGTATATTTAAGATTGCACGGTAATATTATTGCATTGCGTGGCGATGACGGTAAAGTATACATTAGAAATTGTGGTTGGGAAACCAATACAACTAAAATGAGGTTGAATTATTTATTACATGCCCTTAATTCCCCGTTGAAGATTGTGCAAAAAAATTGGATATGGTATTTAGGTAATAAAAAATGGGACGGTGGTAAAACTTACGTATATGACGAGACTTACAATCTAAATACGATAACAAATTGATAATATAAATGTAACAAAAAATAATTACTATGCAAAATTCAATCAAGTTTTTAAAGAATAATTTAATCAAATTAAATGGCGTGTTATATACACCATATACTGTAGGCGACTTACCAAATACCTTTGGATTTATTTACGATAATGAAAAAGAAACTGAAGGCTATAGCGAGTGGTTTAATTTCAAAGGTTTAACTTATATAATCAAGAAGTAATATGATAGTAGTAGCGACCAATATGAAAGAAGCGTGCCAATATCTTGAAGAAAAGAAAGCGCGCAATAGAGCCAACCGTATAAATGCGGTTAATACAAACGGATTATGTGGTAAGTTTACTAGCGAAGATTATAAGCAAGTAAAAACTAAAATGAAAGGTGCTGCCAACCGCAAAGCCAAAACCTTTAGCGTGACTAAATACTGGAATTACAATAACCTAACATTAAAAGAAATTAAAGACAAATATTAATATGAAAAAATTAAACGGATTTGAAAGTTATTTAGTAACCGAGGGATTAAATATTCTACGTAGTGAGTGGAGAAATGAAATTAAATTAGCTGAAACAAATGGTAAAATTCCATTAATGACTGAAGCTTATGTAGATATGGTTGTTGATGAAACAATTGAAAAAATTAAATTATTAACATTAAAACAAAAGTAAAATGGCTGAAAATACAGGGCAATTAGACAAATTAATAGAAGATAAAGTAGATGCAAAAATTAGAGAATTTGCATCAAGTATAAGTAATCAAATAAAAGATTTCCTTAAAGACAATGGTGATTATAGCGGCGACTATATATACCAAGCTGATGGGTTTGAGTTCCGCAATAGTTGTTTTGAACCAACCACATTTTCACATAAGCCAGTGAATAATATATATAAAAATATTAAAGGTGGATTAGAGTTATCTATTAAAAATAAAATGATTGAAAGAGCAACTAAAGATTTATTAGCTAAAGTAGCGTTATTATCATGAAAGAAAGATATATTACCATGCGCAATAGTAACCAGCTTGACATTGGTTTGCTATACACGCTTGCTTGTGACGAAGGTTTAGTTGCACCGATCGACCATTTTGCAATGGCAATGTCGTTCGCTAATATCCAGCAAATTTTAGACCATTTAGACAGTAAATTTGAATTAACAAAATTATTCGGCAAAGACGGTAATTTTATAAAAGTAATAAACAATGAATAAAAAGTACAGATTAAAAGAAGACGGCACTAGAGAAGTGGCTATATTAATATCTCGCGGGTATGGTGCCGGTTGGGTTTCATGGATATATAATGCAGATGTATTATTTGATGAAAATATTGTTGATTTTGTATTAAATGATAAAGTTGACAGCGAAGAATTCGATAAATATATGGAAGACACATACCCTAATGCATACATTGGCGGTAAAGACGGACTAACTGTTGTATGGTTAAATGAAGGTACTGAATTTCAAATTGAAGAATATGACGGCGCTGAGTCTTTGCGTCTTAAAGATGGGGAATACTGGCACAAAGCGTAGTTACAATCTGAATATGATTAACAAATGATAATATATATGTAACAAATAAAAAATACAACAATGAGTGATTTAACTAAAAAAATTAATGTAGTAAGCAGATTGGCTACCCTGTCTAAAGTAGTAGACTTTGATAACTTTTATAATATAAGTATCTCTATCCGCAACGATCAAGTTTCTTTGCAAGGCTATTTAACCAATGAAAACCTTGTAGCCGCTAAAAAACTAGACGTATTTTTAGAATATGATAACAATATGGAAATGCTTAGAGGCGAATCCGAAGATGGTAAATTAAGAATCGTATTAACTACATAATCATGGAAAAAGAAAGATTAGCATACCAAGAAGCATTAGCATTTGAAGTGTGGATGCGTGAAATAGTAAAGACTGTACACTATGCCGATAATGAAAAAATGGCAGAAGCATACGATCGAGTGTTTAACAATGCATTAGAAATAAAGATATATGAGAATACTAAACCAAAAAGAACTTGACTTAGTTAGACTTGCCGTGCTTGAAGGACTTGAAGAAACTCAAAATTGGTTGTGGATAGATTTTAAAGTAGGTAATGATTCTTTAACGGTACACCAACAGCACCGTTTAAATCAAATTACCGATTTGCTATACACACTTTTCTGCGAAGTTGTCGAACAAGATGGCGTCTTACAGTCTGAATACGATCGATAAATGATAATATAAATGTAACCAATAAAATATAATAAAATGGATAAAATAAACGACCTGTTCGATCAGGAAATTACAAAAACTGTAGATGCTTACCCAAGTATCTTTTCTAAAGATGATGTCGTTAACTTATTAAGTTCATTGCGAACTCAAGTATTAACTGAAGTATCAGAATTAAAACCTACAGACAGTACATATGATGTAAATGCAATCAATCGAGCTGTTGCCGATATAATAGATAATATTGATTTTTATGAATATATATATTCTGAACCTGAATTACATTGTTCTTACGGCTCTAGTTTTACGCTTGAATTAAATAATTCATTTGATGCTTACCAATTTAGCAGACAAATGGAAACAGAGTTAACCGATTATTTCAACGATCTAGACAAAAAATAATGACAGCAAAACAAGTTAAAGACTATATACAAAATACGCTTAATCAAACGCCTCGGCACAGTTGTAGTGCCTTGGCTAAAGCGATAACAAAAGCGAGTAAAAAGTTTAATCAGAATGAATTTGATATGATGTATTTGTTACTTGAAAATGCACCTATTGACAATTATACACATAGTTATGGTTTTCATACTGCATACGGAAGAGAATTAATAAATACAATGAGTGATTATTACTATAAATATAACTAATAATAAATAAATAATATGACTTTTACAATTAATATCGGGTTGCTTAATAATCCTTATTCAGCCCAAGAAGTAATGGATTATCTAAAAACAATGCGCGGTTATAAATTACTGCAATTAACGCAAAGCAGCGGTAGTTACCATGATTTAATTGAACCTACAATTGTTGCTGAACTTGAAACTAATTATAAATTATTAAGTAAAGTTGTTGCAACTGTTGAAAACCTATGCGCCGTATTTGAACAAGAATGTATCGCTATTAGCTCCGATCAATTTGATTTGCTAGTATACGGTATCAAGCATGTAGGTTTTAAAGATAAATTTGATAATGAATATTTTTTAACTATTTAATATAATAACTATGACTAATGTAAACTTAGTGGAATCACTAACGGTTGATAGTAGCGCTATTTCAGAAGTCGCTTACTATCCAAATGTCGAAAGATTAATTGTATTATTCAAAAGTGGTAAAGCGTACGAATATTTAAACGTACCGGGCCATGTAATGAATGGTTTAAGAGAAGCCTCATCTAAAGGTAAATTCTTAAACAAATACATACTAGCACAATACAGATTTAAGAAACTGTAGTTGCTATACACGGTTGTCCTACTGATCCGCGCGGTAAGGTAGTGTAGAGGCCGTGTTCGACTCTGGGAGCAGTGAGTTCGTTAAATAAGAACTGTTCAAATAAGCATTTCCTTTAGGAATAATATGCTGTTAATTTCTGGGATCACGTAAAGGCAGACCTTATTAGGTTGTGATCGAATTGCAAATAAAGGACAGAACCGGGTTGCAAATTAACTAAGAGCTAAGTACAGGGGTCCTGAAGGGCTAGTACGACCGACGGGTTAAGGGGTTCGGTTCCCCTTTTAGTTCCAAATATATAGTTAATAAGGCGTGAGTTCAGTAATCCTCCCATTTACACGCTTAGTGGAGGTAATTAACTATAAAAGGTGCTTATCGCTACTGGGCATTTCCCGGTAGTATCTGGATATAAGCTAAGTGTGAGTTCGTCAAGCCTTACAGTATAAACACGATTAAACAATGATAATATTAATGTAACCAATTAAATTAAATTATGAATATATTTTATCTATCTACAGATCCTAAAAAAGCGGCTAAGTATATGTATAACAAGCATGTAGTAAAAATGATCTTAGAATCTGCTCAATTGTTATGTACCGCTCATGTAATATCTGACGGTGAAAATGCCAACGTACCTTATAAAGCAACTCATAAAAATCATCCGTCTGCAATATGGACACGCGAGTCAATCTCTAATTACAAATGGTTGTACGATCATATGATTGCACTTGGTGAAGAATACACAAGACGTTATGGCAAAAAACATTTAACAATATTAAAATGTAGTGGCGTGCTAAGTAAAGCACCGGCTAATATAACTAAAACTGAATTAACACCAATGCCACAATGCATGCCCGATCAATACAAAGTTCCCGGCAATAGCGTTGAAGCATACTGGAATTATTATGAAGCTGAAAAAGTTAATGTAAAAAATGCAAACGAATCTATAATAACAAGGCCAACAATATTATGACACCAAAAGAAAAAGCAGAAGAATTGTATTTTAAAATGTATGATGTATATGGTTATGATGATTATCGTTTACGAGCTATAAAATGTGCATTAATAACAGTTGATGAGATATTGAAAATAATACATACAAATATGGAAGATAAATATTGGCAAGAAGTTAAACAAGAAATAGAAAAGTTATGACAGTAAAAGAAAAAGCAGAAGAGTTATTCAATAAATACTATAGTTATTTAAAAGCTAATTTAATGAATGATGAAGAAGCAAGAGAAGATGCTAAGGAATGTGCATTAATAGCAGTTGATGAGGTATTAAAAGAATTAAATAAAAATGTTTGGATTTTTAACGAATTTAGAAGCAAATATTGGGAAGAAGTTAAACGAGAAATTGAGAAGTTATGACAAGAGAAGAATTAAATGAAGCCGCAAGTAATAAAATTGGGTCTAAATTAGAATGTTTATTACGTGAAGATATGGAAAAGTATGTCAATTGGGGCATAAGCGCTGAGACAGTACGTGATATGATTGAATCACATAAAAGAGAAGTAAAATTATGGAGTTATATATTCCAATTAATAGAACAAGATAATAAATAAAATTATGGCAGATATAACAATGTGTAAGGGCAATAACTGCAAATTAAGTAGTAATTGCTATAGATATAAAGCAACACAGGATGAATATAGACAATCTTGGTTTGTTAAAGAACCTAATACAACAGAAAATGAATGTGAATATTATTGGGAATATAAAAAACCAAAAGATAATAAAAGCTAATGAAACAAAAATGTGACGTTAGCTAATTAATATAATAAAATAGCAAGCTAATGTCGCATAGGAATTTAGAATACTTAAATAAAAAACGAGTGATATATAGACGTGGACCAATTAATGATAAGCCAAGTGAAGAGTTTGAATGGGGTAACTTCTATGAGTCAGGCACAAACGAATGTTATGAATTATTCAGAAGTAAAGCTAAAATTCCAACATATAAGTCTTTAAAGTGGCATTTATATGTTATATGGTATTTAAATCCTGATATGGATCAGAATGCATTTGAAGCTATCGCTAGGTTTATATGTGAAAAGAATAACGGTTTTGTAACGTTCAATGTAAGTGAACAGCTATTACAAAGCATGATGTACGAAGTATCTTTAAAAGATCTTGATGAACCTCCTTATAATAAAACTCGTAAGATTATATTTAAGGATAACTGTAAGTTAACTGTCACTGAGAAGTTATCTATAGTAGGACAAATGATTGGTAAGACTAAAAAAGTTAGCGAATCCGATATATACGATGCGATGCTATACATGCACGATCTGCATCAAAAAATCACAATAAGCAAACTCGCTAATCATTTTGGTTGTACCTCAAGAACTATTCATCGCAATATGAGTAATGAACTTAAAAAAGAAAAAGAACTATTAAATCAATCATTATGACAGAAGAAGAATATATTTGTAATTGGTGTAAAAAAAATTTTTATACAGAAAAACAAGCAGATGAATATGCTATTGAGTTTGCAGAATGGTGCGATAATAATTACTTTAGAATGGGTAATACTTCTATATGGAGCGATTCAACAGATTGGGAGGATAATATAAAAATTACCACAAAAGAACTATTAGAAATATTTAAAAAAGAAAAAGGATTATGATTAATTATAAAAAAGAGCTTGTAAGGTATCTTAAAGAATGCCATACAGAAACATCTGCAAAACATTTAATAATTACTTTAGAATCTGAAAAAGAATTTTGGAAAACAGATTTAAAAGCATATTTATCAGCAAGTGATAATTACGAACATATGAAAGACTTGATTGATAGAATATCAGAAGTAAATGAACAAATAAAAATTGTTAAAAAAGAGAAAGGATTATGAAACAATTCTTAATATTCACTATAACTTGGATAGCTAGTAACTTAGCAATTCCATTTTGGGTTGTAGGGCATGTACATTTAACAATTAATATATATGAAGATATTTATGAAATTATCACCTCTTGTTGGCTGAATATATTAGTTGGCATAGGATTTTGGATAGAATGGAAAAATAATATAAAACAAAATAGATTATGACAGCAGTAGAATGGTTATATAATAATTTAAAATCACATTTTGAGCATAATGGTGATTTATTAGAAGCAGTGCAAATTAGTTTCAATATAGCTAAAGAAATGGAGATGCAACAAATAATAGATGCTTATGATGTACAATGGGAATATGATGTAAAAAACGGAAAAGATTACTATAATAAAAAATTTAAAAACAAATAAAATATGAAAAGTTACAACATACCAAATTATATCAGGTATAAAGAAGATATTAAACAAACTAATAAAGATAGTGAATCAATTGATTTTAAATCATACCCAAGGGATAAACTAATCGCTAGATTTTTACCATTAGTTGAGAACATTGCAAAGAAGTTTTCTACAACTACGCAAGCATGCGGTGTATTAGATATTACAGATCTTATTCAATACGGATCTATTGGTTTAGTGCAGGCAATTGACAAAATTGAATGGGACACAATTAGGGACAGTGATAACCAAGAAAGTACATTAAAATCATTTTTATCTAAAAGAATTAAAGGTTCAATTAGAAGAGCAATTGATATTAATAGAGGTTCAATTAAAATTCCTGAATATAAATTATTAGAAATTAGAAAGAATAGTGCAAATGATCAAAAGTTAGTTGCAATGTTTTTTAATTCAATATTTTTAAGTATTGATGAACAAATGAATAATGATAATGAAGATTTGTTTGAAGCATATCAAATACCAGATCAGCATGAATTTTATAATATAGAATTAATGAATATCTATTTAACAAGTTTATTAAAGAAGCATCTTGATGACCGGGAGTTTGAAGTATTACGATTAAGTTACGGATTAGATTGTGATAAACATTCCGCAAATGATATTGCAGATAAGTTAGGAATCGAGGGACCGAGCGCTTATGTTAGAATTTCAGAGATAAAAAAGCAAGCGATTAACAAGTTAATTGATAATGTAGATTCCTCACAAGTCCTTGATTACCTATAAGTTAAATGTAAAATTAACAAAAAATACGTAATTATATTAATATAAAAGTTAAACAATTAAATCAAATATATGGCAACAAAAAAAGAAGAAAAAGAATTAACGCTTAACGAAAAATTAGCGATTATTCAAACTGAATTCAAATCTAAAAAATCTAGATTCAATTCATTTGGTAAGTACAATTTTAGATCTGCTGAAGATATTCTTGAGGCAACTAAACCGTTTTTATTAAGATTAGGTGTTACAGTTGCAGTTACAGAAACGCTTATTGATAACAAAGACTTTCCAATATTAGAGTCTACTGCTACAATCAGTGATGGGTTTTCAGCAATAACAGCAACAGCAATTGTAGGCGTTGATCTTGATCAAAAAGGTATGCAAATGCCTCAGAAGTTTGGATCAGCATCAAGTTATGGTAAGAAGTATGCATTAGGTAATCTATTCTTAATCGATGACACTCAAGATCCAGATCATGGCAAAGCAGATCCTGAAGTTAAGAAGGCTGCGTTAACTGTTAATGACCCTGCATTTGAAAAAGCAAAAGATTTTATAGCAAAAGGCGGATCGATTGATACAATCAAAAAGAAATACGAATTAGACGCTGAAGCATCTAAAATATTAGAATCACTATAATATGACTAAAGAAGAAATCTTAGAAAAATTAAAAGATGATGAGCATTATTATGGTGAGTTTGGTAAAAACTTTTTAAGTAATTCAAATATATCTGCATTACTTACTAATCCATTATTGCTGAATGAACCTCAGCCTCCAAATCCTAATTTTGTAATTGGTGGCTACTTTCATACGGCAATATTGGAACCTGATAAGTTAGATAAGTATAAAATCATTAAAGCAACAACCAGAAATACTAATGTGTATAAAGAACTATCTGGTGGAGAAATCTGTTTATTACAACATGAAGCAGATAAAATAGAGTTAATGAAAGATACGATGCTGGCTAATAACATTTGCAAAGATCTAATACGCGGATTCAATGTTGAATATGAAAAGCCAGGCATTGCTGAATTATTTAATGTAATGTGGAAAGGTAAAGCAGATATTATCAATCATGATGAAGGTCTTATTATAGATCTTAAAACAACTTCTAATATAACAGAATTTGCATATTCCGCACGAAAATATAATTATGATAGTCAAGCATATATTTATAAAAATTTATTCGGATATGATCTTATTTTCATAGCTATTGATAAAGTTACACATCAAATCGGTATATTTGATTGTTCAGATAAATTTTTACAATCAGGTGAAGATAAAGTAAAGAGAGCTGCTGAAGCTTATGAATTATTCTACAAAACAGAGGACTTTGACCCTCAACAATTTTTAGTGACCCGTACATTGTAAATAAATATAAAATGACGTAATTATAAAAGCATAACAACATACAATTAATTAGTTATGACTGCAGAAGAACGTAAAGAAAAAAGAAAAGCATATATGAAAGAGTATATGCTTTCTTATAATAAAAAGTATTATTCAAATAATAAAAATGATATTAGACTATCACAAAAAGAATATTACAATGCTAATAAAGAAAAAATAAGAGAACAACAAAATGATTATTTTAAAGAATATAGAATAAAAAATAAAATAAAAATTAATGAATATTCTAGAAATAGAAGAAGAAATAACCCTTTATATAAATTAAAAAACATACTTAGAACTAGAATATATTACTTTCTAAAATCTAAAAAGTTTATAAAAAATAAAAATACAGAAGAAATTATTGGGTGTTCTTATATAAATTTTAAAGAATATTTGGAACTATTATTTAAAGATAATATGAGTTGGGAAAACCATGGAGAATGGCATATTGATCATATAATACCTTTAGATAGTGCAGAAAACGAAGAAGATATAATTAAGTTATGTCATTATTCTAACTTACAGCCTTTATGGGCTAATGAAAATTTAATTAAATCAAACAAAATTACTAACTAAAAACAAAAAAAAATGGCCTCCATCATTAAAGCGAGTATCAATTTAAACGAAATCCCTAAGCACAAAATTATAGACGGCAAGAAAGGAAAGTACCTTCCCATTACAATTACATTAAATGACGAAGTAGATCAATTTGGTAATCAAGGACCAATACAAGTAGAACAAACAAAAGAAGAACGTGAATCTAAAGCAGCTAAAACATATCTTGGAAATGTTAAAGTGGTATGGACGAATGGTCAAAATGTTGCTGCTGCACCCAGAACTGATGGGCAGTCTACCCCGGGACAAAGAGTGGCCGCGACAGTAGAAGATGATCTACCATTTTAAGATTATATATTTATAGAATAGTTAAGCCCCACAAGTTGGGGTTTAATTATCTATAATAGTAAGCTCTTACAATCTAAACACGATTGTATAATGATAATACATATAACAAACTATATTCATTTAAATATAAAACAATCAATTATTAACAAATCATATTCAATTAGATATAATGCAGACAACAGAGATAAATGGTTTTTTGATTGACCAATTCAATCAATACAATCTTGAAGAGGGTAAGTCTCAAGGTGTTTGTCCTTTATGTTCGCCAAACAGAAAACCTCAAAATGAAAAAGCAAAATGTGCTTCATATGATTGGCAGAGAGGTATAGGAACTTGTCACAACTGTAATAAAACTTTTCAACTACATACATATCAACGCAAAGGCAAGAGTGAAAAAACATATATTAAACCTCCTCAAAAAGAAGTTGTTGAGGAAATGCAAATTAGTGAACCAGTAATAAAATGGTTTGAAACAAGAGGTATTTCAAAAGAAACTTTGTATGAATTACAAATTACAGAAGGCCAAGAATTTATGCCTCAAACCGGTAAAACTGAAAATGCTATACACTTTAATTATTTTATTGGCGACCAATTAATTAATGTTAAATATCGTGACGGTCGTAAAAATTTTAAATTATACAAAGGTGCTGAAAAAATATTCTATAATATTAATAGTATTGTAGGATTTGAATATTGTGTTATTGTAGAAGGTGAAATGGACGTACTTGCATTGCATGAAGCAGGTATTACAAATGCAATATCAGTTCCTAATGGTGCAACATTGGGTACAAACAATCTTGAATATTTAGATAATTGTATTGATTATTTTGAAGATAAAGATAAAATTATTATTGCAGTAGACTCTGATGCAGCAGGCCAAGCTTTGCAAACGGAGCTTGTAAGAAGATTAGGATCCGAGATTTGTTATTTAGCATCGTTTGAAGACTGCAAAGATGCAAATGAATATTTATTAAAGTATGGAAAAGAAGCATTATCACAAAGAATATCAAGAGCTAAGCCAGTACCACTTGAAAACGTTACAACATTTAAGGATATTGAAGACGAGGTTACTGACTTTGTGCGAAATGGTTTTAAACCAGGTTTCCAAGTTGGATTAGATAATTTTGATAGTATTTTTTCAACTTATACCGGCCAATTTATTACTGTTACTGGTATACCTAGTTCCGGTAAATCTGATTTTGTGGATCAAATGATTATTGGTTACAATGAAAAGTATGGTTGGAAAACCGCATACGCATCGCCAGAGAATATGCCTACATATTTACATGCTCATAAGCTAATGCGGAAAACATGGCAAGGTATGCCTACGGTTGCAGATATTAAGACTGAAAAGTGGAACCAAGTTGCTGATCATGTAAATGACAATTATTTCTTTATTGATATGGAACGATATACATTAGATTCTGTGCTTAAAAAAGGTGCTGAACTAGTTAAACGTAAAGGTATCAAATGTCTTGTTATAGATCCATTTAATAAGATAAGGGATATGAATGCAGAATCTGGTGATGTAAATGCATATACATTAGAATATTTAACTAAGATTGAAATCTTTGCTAAAAAATATGATGTGCTGGTAATTATTGTTGCGCATCCTACAAAAATGTATAAAGATTCAAAAGGTAATATTGAAGAACCTACTATGTACAATATTAAAGGTGGTGGCGAATGGTACGATGCTTCATATCATGGTTTATTAGTGCATAGAAACTACGAAGATAAAACTGTTAAAGTAAAAGTTCTTAAATGTAAATTCCAAAATCTTGGAGAGAATGGCGCTGAATGTCATTTTAAATGGGAACCCGCTTCTGGTTGTTTTATTCCTCATGAACCTATTAATATTAATGAAGATAAAATGCCTTGGGAATAATGGATAAAAATAAAGGTAATTCTAAAGTTGATATGGGATTTTATGCACCAACGCAATCTGAAAATGATGCAAGAAGATGGTGTATTAATAATGGAATATACATATCACCTAAAGCATTTAATACTTTAGAATGGTATGTTTGTATTGTAATGAATGGTAAAGAAAACAAAAGTCCTAAAACTTACAAGAAAGTTGATATATGGAAACAAATGTATTTATTTTATCTTTATTATTACAATAAATATAATACAGACATAAAGATCCAGCCAATGTTAGAAGATAAAAAGAAACCAGTAAAAGTAAAAAAAGAATCAAATACAATAGAATTATTTTAATATGACAAAATACGAAGCGCAATACAAAGAATTATTATTAAAGTGTATGTTTGGGGTATATCGCAAAGACCGTACAAATGTAGGATGCCTATCAATATTTAATGCTAATTTAAGAATTGATCTTACAGATGGTTTTCCATTGTTAACCGGAAGAAAGATGTTTCAAAAAACTTTTGATACAGAATTCGAATGGTTTATTAACGGCGAAACTAATATTCAAAGATTCAGAGATGCTAATGTAAAAATCTGGGATGCTTGGGCAGATGAGAATGGGGAACTTGGTCCTGTATATGGTTATCAAATGCGTAATTTTAATGGTGCCGGTGGCGATCAACTTAAATCTGTAATAACAAGTTTAAAAAATAATCCAGATAGCAGAAGACATATAATATCTCTATGGAATCCATTACAATTGCATCAGATGGCTTTACCACCGTGCTATTTGTATTTTCAATTTTTTGTAGAACAAGATCGTCTTAATATGTTTGTTGTACAAAGATCAGGCGATATGTTTTTAGGAGTTCCATATGATGTAGCTCTGTTTGCTAAAGTTCTTTTATATATTGCTGAAAAAACAAATTTAAAAGCAAACTATATTGATGTGCAGATTGTGGATGCGCATGTTTATAATAATCAACATGATGCTATTAACAAATATCTTGATCAGGAAACTTTTCAAGCTCCAGACTATATTTATGAAAATGGAGTATTAACCTTAATAAATTACAAACACGGTCCAATAATTTCAGCAAAAGTGGCCATTTAATCTAAATTATGTATTATATATATCACATTTTTGGTAAAAAAATTGGAGTTACACGTAATCTTAATAATAGGGTTACAAGCCAACAAGGCTATAAAGAAAATGAGTATGAAGTTTTAGAGACCAGCGATGACATAGATTATATATCAGCTCGGGAACTAGAACTTCAATCTATCTACGGCTATAAAGTAGACCGTCAATCGTATAAAAAATTAACTCAAAAAAAATCAAATCAAATGCAATTAAATGTAACAGAACAAACAACCACATTTCCATGCCCACTTAATAAACTTAAGGGTAATCTTTCAGATAACTTAGGCATGCGGATAACAACTTCTTTTGGCAGTTATACCCTTACCTCAGATTTAATGGATTGGATAGTAGAAAATGCAAATACTTCTATGTTTAATCCTGCTAGAAGTTATGTATACAATAAAGCCTTAGACGAATATGCTAAAACATTAATCAATAAAGAAAATGTTGTAGAAGAACAACCTAATGTATATGATCTTATTAGACAATGGGCTGACGAACGTGGTATATACAGAAATGGCGATGCTAAAACGCAGTTTATAAAACTTCAAGAAGAAACCGGTGAATTAGCAAGGGCTATATTAAAGAATGATCGCAATGAATTAATTGATGCAATTGGTGATGCTATTGTTGTATTAACTAATCTGGCTGCTTTAGAAGGTTTAAAAATTGAAGATTGTGTTGTATCAGCTTACGAAGTAATTAAGTCAAGACAAGGATCAATGGTTAACGGAACATTTGTAAAACAAACACTATAATATGAGAAAACAAGAAATTGAATTTAGAGACCCAGTTGTACAATCAGTAGTAAATAAATTTGTAGAGCGTTCAGATGTAGGCTATGCTAAATATAAAATGACTCTGCGAGATGATAATTCAGATGTATACGTTTGGCTTAATCATTTACAAGAAGAATTAATGGATGCTACATTGTATCTTCAACGTTTAAAAGAAGAAATATCTGATCTACGAGAAGAAAAAGCTTTAATTAATGAATTAAAAGAAATTGATATTATAGACGAGTTTGTATTCATACCTAAAAAAAAAGAGAAGAAAGCGAAGGTGAAAAAATCTTCGGGGCCGAAACTTGGTCGTGGTGATCATTTTACTTTTACAATAGATGAACCAAAATACCAACGCACTTTATCATCAACAGCCACTAGTCATTTTGCTTCACTGCATCCAGAAGATAATGATTAATGAAAAAAATTAAAAGAAAAAAAGGTCCAGTAGTTTCTAAGGTGGTATCATATGATGGTATCGCCTTTAAATCTGGCCTTGAAAAATATATGTATAAAGCATTAAAAGAAGCTGGTATACCTACTGAATATGAAAAGCATACATTTGAATTACTACCGTCGTTTACATTTAAGAATGATTGTATAGAAAGACAGGCTAATAGTAAAGGTGATTTTATAAACAGAGGTAACAAAAAAGTATTGAACTTAAAATACACACCGGATTTCGTAGGTGATGGTTTTATAATTGAAACTAAAGGTAGAGCAAATGATGCTTTTCCTTTGCGTTGGAAAATGTTCAAATATTTAATGACTTTAACATGTGACAATAGGACACTATATAAACCACAGAATCAAGCAGAATGTGATATTACTGTTGAATTAATTCTAAAAAACCAAAACAAAACTTATGACAAAAAAGAAAACAAAGTTAGTAGAAACACCAGAAGAGCCAAATGAAAGATATTGGAGTATAACAATAGGACTTTATCCAGGAATATTGTTTGGATTCAGAACTTACCAGGAAAAAGATTTTTCAACACATGTATTATATTTACCGTTCATTGACATTGCATTAGAGATAGATAATTAATAATTAAAACTAAATATGAGTTTAACATTAGACAAGCAGATTTTAAGTGATATAACAGTATACACTAAATATGCTAAGTATTTGCCAAACAAGGAAAGACGTGAAACCTGGCATGAATTAGTAACAAGGAATATGGAGATGCACGTTGCTAAGTTTCCTAAAATGAAAGAATCAATCGAAGCGATTTATGAAAATTTTGTATTCCCTAAAAAAGTTTTACCTTCAATGCGAAGCCTACAGTTTGGTGGTAAAGCTATTGAGCTTAATAATGCTCGCATTTATAACTGTGCTTTCTTACCTGTTGATAGTATTCATAGTTTTTCTGAGACTATGTTTTTACTTCTTGGAGGTACTGGAGTTGGCTATTCGGTCCAAAACCATCAAATTGAAAAACTACCTGAAATTAGAAAACCTAATTATGATCGTAAGAAAAGGTATGTTGTACAAGACAGTATTATCGGATGGGCAGACGCCATCAAAACCCTCTTCAAGTCCTACACAGGAGCAATGACATCGCATATCGAATTTGATTTATCCGATATAAGACAAAAGGGTGCATTGCTTGTAACAGCTGGAGGTAAAGCACCAGGACCAGAGCCACTTAGAATTGCATTAGTGAAGATTGAAGCTATTCTAAGAACAAAAGAAGATCGATCTAAATTAACAGATATTGAGTGTCACGATATTATGTGCCATATTGCCGATGCTGTCTTAGCCGGTGGTATCAGACGTGCTGCAATGATTTCTTTATTTGATCTTGACAGCACAGCAATGCTTAATTGTAAAGCTGGTAATTGGTGGGAAGAAAATCCTCAAAGAGGTAGAGCAAATAATTCAGTAGTACTTTTAAGACATAAAATTGATAAAAAAACATTTGACAAAGTTTGGGAACGTATTGAAGCTTCTGGATCGGGCGAGCCAGGCATTTATCTTACTAATGATAAAGATTGGGGTACTAATCCTTGCTGCGAAATTGCTTTACGTCCTTATCAGTTCTGTAATTTAACAGAAATTAATATGGCCACCGTTGAAAGCCAAGAGGACTTTAATGCAAGAGCATCAGCGGCATCATTCTTAGGAACATTGCAAGCATCGTATTCAGACTTCCATTATCTTAGAGATATATGGAAAAAGAACACAGAAAAAGACGCATTACTTGGAGTATCAATGACAGGTATTGCATCAGAATCTAATTTAAATTTAAATTATGAAGAAGCTGCTCAAGTGGTTAAAGAAACAAATAATGTTATTGCCGCAGCACTCAACATTAACACGGCCGCAAGGACGACTGCCGTTAAGCCGGCTGGGACTACTAGTCTGGTTCTTGGGACTTCTAGTGGCATCCATGCTTGGCATAATGATTACTATATTCGTCGCATGCGCTTAGGTAAGAATGAAGCAATCTATTCTTATCTTGCAATAAATCATCCAGAATTGATTGAAGATGAATATTTTAATCCAACATTACAGTCAGTTATTTCTGTGCCTCAGAAAGCTCCAGAAGGAGCCATAACACGACATGAATCAACATTGGATCTATTAGAAAGAGTCAAATTAATTTCTAAGGATTGGGTTAAGCAAGGTCATAATAAAGGTAACAATACCCATAATGTTTCTTGCACTGTTTCAGTAAGAGATGAGGAATGGAAAATTATTGGTGAATGGATGTGGGCAAATAAAGATTATTATAATGGATTATCTGTTTTACCATATCATGGCGGTACATATAAACAAACGCCATTTGAAGATTGTACCAAAGAAGTGTATGAAGAAATGATGGCAACATTAAAAGATGTTGATCTATCTAAAGTAATTGAAATACAAGACAACACTAACTTTAGCGAGTCAGTAGCTTGTGGCCCAAGCGGTTGTGAAATAACTTAAATTATGATATATATACAAGATGATTTTTTAGACATCAATATAATTAAAAGCTTAGATAAAGATAAGAATAATTTCCAGGAAGTAAAAACTCCTGGAAAGTCTTTCTGGGTTAAAATGCCGTCTGATAATTTTGTAGAAATAGTTTGTGAAAAAATTTCTAAAATAGAAAACGGTATTATAGAACCAATATTAAGTTTTTTTAGAGAAGCTAAACAAGGTCAAGATAATGATTGGAGAATACATAATGATTCTATTATAGAGGGCCAGCAACCGGATAGAGCAATAGTGTTGTATATATCAGAGGAACAAGAAGATGGTTTAAATGGAACGGCTTTTTGGGAGCATTGGAAACACGGAGAAAAATTTGAAAATGTTACTTCGGAAGAATATAATAGGTTATTAAAAGAAGATTCTAATAGCCCGCAAAAATGGAGATTAAAATCTATTATAGGGCATAAACAAAATAGATTGTTATCATATCCATGCAATTATTTTCACAGTAAATATCCTAATGAGTTTTTAGAAAGTAGAAAAGTATTTGTAATGTTTTATAAAATAAAAAAATGAAAGAAAAAAATTTAATTGAAATGAAAAATAAGTTGGATGCAGTTATTAGAGTGCTACAACAAGTTATAGATGAACAAACTCATTTAAGAACATTAGCTGCAGGAACCTTTGAAACTGTAAAATTAATGCCTGGATATAATGACGCTATAACTATATTAACTGAAAGAGCTAAAGAAAATTTAGCTTCCAAAGAAGTTGAAGAAGTTAAATTAGATACTTAATTAAATTAAAAAAAGGGAGGCCAATTAGCTTCCCTTTTTTTGTTATGGAACTTTAGGTATGGTGCCTATTTTTATTTGTTCCCATTAATATTTATTCATTGCTTGTCTTCTTTTTATTTCAGCAATTCTATTTGCTCTTCTTTTTAAAGCGGCTTCTTGCTTTAATTTTATTCTTTCTTCTGTAGGTAAAGCCATAATAGAATCTTTAGTACGTTTTCTAGTTTCTTTCGCTTTGATTTTACCTTCTATGACTCTTTTTTCTTTAGCTTTAGCTATTATTTCTTCATCTCCTTTTGTTTCTTCTATACCAACAGAATATGGAGTAAATCCTATACCAACTGCAATTCTTTGCCAAGCTTGATTTTGTGAATTTAATGCCTGTGATACGTTTTCAATTTTATTTACTAAGCGATCCATAGGTAAATTTGTACCGGCTTCAACAAATTTTCCAGTTACCCCATACATAGGGCCTAAGTGAACTCTGCCATCTTGCATTACGCCCCATCCTCTTTCATCTATAAGATCTTTTTCAAATTTAGTCTGTTGAAGACCAGTGTATACCTTTCTAAGTTTAGATCCAATAGGAGGCGAGATATTGGCACCTTCTAACATTACTTTTGCATAATCAGCTTTAAAGTCTTTATCTTTTTCATCTAAATACTTACTAGTCATATTTTTTAAGGTAGCTACGATACCACCTAAAAATCCTGTTCCTCTTAATATAGTATCTAAAATTCCATTAACAACACTTATTACTTTATCATCAGTTGTTTTCTTTTTTGCCTTTGCTTTTTCAGGATCTAATTCTTTGTCATCATCATCAAAAGCAACAGCGAATAAACCTTGTTGCAAAGCCGCAAATAAAGCATTTTGTATTGCTAAATAATAGGTTATTTTTGCAACATGAGTTTTAGCATCTCCCCTACCGTTTTTAAGATCTAAAAATGATTTTTTAATTGTTCGAGATTGTTGCATTGCAGTATTTTGGAATGTTAATAATAATCTTCCTGCACCGCTTGCTTGTTGTTTTGATATATCTCTTGGATCTCCTGATTGTTGGGTTTCGTCAGAAACTTTAGTAAAATCATTCCACGCATTAGCTTCGGCTTCCGCCTGCGTTTGTCCTTCTTTTAAATAAGTCTTAATTCTATTTCTGTAAAATGGAGCACCTCCTGAAGCAATAGCAAAACTATCGGCTAATTGCGTCGGTGTATAACCTATTTTTAATAAATAAGAAACAACTGCATTTACTTTATTTTTACTACCAGCAGCAGCATTAGCTATTTCAGCAGCAGCTACATCTTCTTTTAAACCGCCACGTCTTTCTTTCATTTTATCTGAATTCCAAATACGCGCAAAATCTTCCCAATATTGCTTTTGATTTGCAAATGCTTTTGCAGCAGCAATAGGATTATTATCTCTTAAATTTAAAAAGTTTATAGATCCAATTAATTGTAATGCGGCAGATCTTGTATTTAAGAACATTATAGTTCCAGTAGACCCATTAACCCAATTACTCCAACGAGTTGTTTCTTTATCTGCGCCAAAGCTTCTATTTTTTCCAGTAATCATTCTATATAATGAATCCTCAATAGCTTCTCTTACATTTGTACCATATACTGCTTCAACTTTATTAATATTAGGACCTACAAGTTTTCCGTTTTCAAATTTGCCAAAGATTGTTTCTGCATTGTCAATAAACTCAGTAAGGAATTTTTTACGACCTTCACCTTCTGTTAAATTATGCAAATCAGATATAATTGTACTTGAGTCCCAATATTCAGTAGGAGTTACCCAACCTTTACCTTGTCTACCTGTAACTATTAGTCCTTGTTTAAAAGCATTCAATTCAGGATTATTATTTACAAGATCAGTTAATTTTCTTTGATCTCTTTGGGATATACCAGGTATTTCAACACCTTCTTCCACCCACATTGCAACTCGTATTGCTTGATCATATGTAAAGTCTCCATCTGGAGTTAATTTTTCTAATTCCTTTTTAATATTAGGAAATTGATCAGTTAGTTTTTTATAATCTTTTTTAATTGACTGTCTTGCAGCATCCATCAAATCATTTCCATTCGCATATGGCTTTAACAAAGTATCACTAAAAAATTTTTTTTGAGCTTCGCCTTCTGCTCCTTTACCCATAAAATTATATAATAATAATTCGAAGTCGGCTGCAGATGGCGGTACATAAATATCAAATTTGTTTTTCCCAACGCCTCTTCTTCTTGCAACAATATCAGAAAATATTTTATAGCTTTCCACGCCTTTATTTTTTTCAATTATATTATTGAAATCTTCAGACATAGTTTTACTATATTTTAATTTTGCTTGCTGTATTTTTGATTTGACGTCAAGTACATCTAATGCATTTTTAACAGCGGTAATATTTTGTATTGCATCATCTGTAAAATAAAAATCGTTATAACCTTCCGACGCTTTACTAACTATCCAATCCGCTTTTGCTTGTGCAGAACTGTTCCCTAATCCGGTAATATTTTCTATTGGAATATCTAATCCCATAGAATCTAAAAATTCTTTTATAGGTCCTGCAGAATTAGCAGGTCTTGCGGTTAAAATATGAATATCTTTTGTACCGTATTTTTTTGCAAGCTTAAGAACTTTATCTAACATAGGACCAGGTGTTGCATCAACCACTTTACTAAATTCAGAAAAATCAAATGTTGCGCCTTCGTTTAATAATTGCGCACCATTTTTTGCAAATTCTTCAGCATTTAATTTTCCAGTTGTTCCGTCTGCTTTTGTGTATAGCACACTTCCTTTTGTAAATGCTAATGTATCATCAAAATCTACAACTGAAATTCCTTTACGAGTTTTAGAATAATCAACATTAGCAGCATTCTCAATAGCTTTAGTTGTTTGTTGTGAAATACGTCTTTCTTTTGCTCCGGGAGCTTCTTTGGCTAAAGCATCGAAATTAGCTTCAGAACCATACATATTTTCTAAATTGCGTAAAGATTTTCTAAATGGTAATAAAGCTTCAATAAATTCCAAGTTTTCATTACGCATTTTTCCATTGCCAGAATATTTTAACCCAGCATCAGTTAAAGCTTGGTCTGCTTTTATAGGGATAAGGTTAATTTTTAATGATTCTATATATGCTTTAAGATCTTCATTTGTTATATTTTTATCTTTTAAGTAATCTTCAAGATATTTTTTTGTATCATTAATAGTTGTATTATGCTCTAATATTACTTCTTTAGATTTTAATCCACTAACATAAAATCCCATTTTGTACATTTTTCTTAAAGCACCCTGCATATCTGTACCAAGAAGATTAATGTGATTTAAACCACCGGCAATATCTCCTTTATTTTTATAATAAGATAATGTATTAATAACATGGTCTCCTGCTAAAGTAGCTTCTCCATTAATTACATTAATTGTTTCTTTGCTAATTTCATTGTTTTTAGAAAGAGAAGACTTTATTTCCGTAATTGGCAAATAAGATCTAATATCCTTGCCATTAATTCTTATATAAGTTCTAAGTTGGCCATTAACTTTTTTTTGCCCTATTTCAAAAACTTTGTTAACAAATAATTCTTTAGCTTTAGCTTCACCTAATACTCTTGTTAGAGCCGGTTGTAATACATTAATTAAATAATCTCTATTTGTAGTTATAAAATTACCACTATTAGTTTTATAAGATTTTAATTCTGCACGTAAAAATGTTTCTATACCCGCGGTAAGTTCTGCATCAGTACTATTTTTTAATTCAGTAATAACTCTTTCTAAAGACTCTTCATGGGCAATTGATCCAAGTCTACTGGCTTGAGAACCTAATTTCTTTTTGCCGGCAGCTTCAATTTGATTTATATGGTATATTAAACTTGTAACAATAGGGGAGTCTGGATTAAAATCTTTTTTTCTTTTGTCATAGCCTAAATATTCTTTTACTAATTTATATTCTTCTGGCTTTAATTTATTTTGCCACTCAAAAAGACCCTCCATTGCTTTTTCTATAGCAGGAGCCTTATTCCCAATAGCATATTTAACATTACCCATTTCAGCTTGCCTAATAACTTCAATGGCAAAATTATTAGCAATTTCAGCCCCTTGTCTCTCTTGATTAGCTTTTAATGTTTCAGCTAATGGACCATTGGTTTCAAGGTCTTTTATTATTAGGTTTAATCCTATATCTTTTGCAATATTTACTGCTAAGGATTCTTTAGCTCCTCTTCTTGGATTACCATCAGGGCCAATAATTGTTGCTAAAAAGTCTGCATCAGAAATTACCTGCCATGCATTTGGCACCCTTCTAACAAGCTCATGACCGGAGGTTCTACCCGCATTGTCAGTATTAACAGATTCTCTATCTATTTTTTCAGGAACCCATTCTGGATAATTTAACCATTTACCATTAACTCTTTTTTGAATAGCAATTGGCATTCCACCTAATACTTCTTTACCTGTATTTTTACCCATTAAATAGGTGGTGGTCATGTTTTCTAATACATATCTTTTATGTTTTAATAGCCAATTTACCAATTCGCCATCTTTTTTACCGCCCATTTCTTTTTTTATAATAACATCTAGTTCTTTACCAATAGCATTATTAATTTCAGAAATTAAAGGTGTTACAGTGCGATTTAATGTTACAGGAGCATCAATTCTAGTTTTTAGCGTCCTAATATGAGGCATCATCTTATCTGACATTTCTTTTTCCACCTCTGGACTAAAAACTTTTGCTTCTAATACATTCTTATATTTTGGTTTTTCTTTTGTCTCTGTTGGGACTTCTTCAGTTATTAAACCTTTCTCTAATTCTACATCTTTTTTAATCCCACCTTTGGTAGCGCCTTCAATACCTAATTCGGCGGCTAAAGCATTAGCTCTAAGATTTAAACGAGAACTGATAAATTTATCCAATGATTGTTTAGATGGATCAAATTCATTATTAATTAATAACGATGCACTTTGTAATAATGCCTCTTTGTATTCATCTCTGGTTACTCCTCGTTTAGCATCCGGAGTAATAGGATCATACAATCTTCTTGTTATAGTTTCAACTGTTCCGCCAAGTTCTTTACCTATTACAGATTTTGTAAAATCATTAGTAGGCGCTCCACTTGGTGTATAACTTAATCCCTCTGAAGCTAACCTTTTAGGATCCCCATTATATTTAGTATCTAATAAATTTTGAAGATTAGTTTTACTTTTAACTTCCCTTTCCTCAGACGGTTCTTTTTTAATTGCAGGCTTGCTTTCTGGTGTAATACCGGATTTTTCAGCAATTTCTGCTCTTTTAATTTTAGTTTCTAAATTAATAAGTTGTTGATCATAATCTTGTGGATCATAATCAAATTCATTCTCTTTAAGTTCTTTAAGTTCTAATTTAAGTTCCGCTGCAGTTTTTGCATAAGGAGTTTTACCTGAAGGAGTTCCTGTAGATGGATATTTTTTTGCAAATTCAATTGCAGATTCGCTTGCTTGCCCAGTTTTTGCCTTTTCAGCAATACTTTTAAGCATATCATACATTTCTTTTGCGCCTTCTTTACCAGGCAAAAATTTTGCTTTTGGAAAACCTAATATACTTAAAATATTTTCAATTGGTTTTTTTAGCTTAGCGAATGATTCTGATCTATAAGATAATTCTCCTGTTCTTACTGCTTCAACAAATGCAGTTATATATTCTTCATAATATTTTTTCTTATCAGCCTCAACTACTTCACCTTTTTCATTAACTTCATATTTATAAAAGCTATTTATACGATCATCAATAATTTTTCTTTCTTTAGGAGCTAATTCGTTTTTCCAATCATCAATAAATTTTATACCTTCCGGTGTTATATCTCCATTTTCATCCTTCATCCAACCCTCAAAAAAGTCATGTGTTATTTCATGCGATCCTGTACCAACCGCTCTTGTTCTTTCAACACGATCCTTATTAATATATCGCTTTTTTCCATCTACAAATGCATTTGCATTTTCAGGGGCTTCAAATCCCTTAAGTTTTAAATGAGCTTTTTTAAATTCTTCTTCGGTTAGTAATTCACTTTTTTCTTTGCCAATAGCTTTTGCATTTGCATCAGCAGCTTCTATATCTAACTCAAAATCTCTAGTGGCTTTTATTTTAGTTATTTCTAATAATTCTTTTGTTCTAGCATTATTTTTTTCAACTTTTTCAACACGCTCATTTATTTTTGGCCTATTAAATGGTTCTAATGCAGGATTTTCTTTAATACCAGTTTCCAATGTTTCTATTTCATGGCGTAATTCCTGATTATTTGCAAGGTTGCTTAATAATTCTTTTCTTTCAGGAGTATCACCAACTATGCCATTACTATCTAATATTTTACTATATTCTAAAGCATTATTTTGGTAATATTTTAGATTTTTATATAATGGACTTTTAGTATCTAAACCGTATTGGTTTTTAAGCATAGACATTGGAGTATCGGATAATACCTGGTAATCAGCTCCACTTAATTTTTCACCATATTTTATTTTATTTATAATAACAAATAAACGTGAAGAATCCGGTCCAATAAGTCCTGCTTTTATATTTGCTTTAGCATTTTGTATTTCTAAATCACCTCTTAATACATTAGCTGCTGTTTTTATAGCAACTTCCTCTCTAGCCATTGCTTCAAAATCAACAGTATCTTTGTTTTTTATATTTAATTTTTCTAATGCAGCTTGTTCTGCAGCGTCAATTTCAGCTTCTCTTGTATTTAAAGCTTCATTGGTTTCACCTATTTTATGATCAATACCTAATAATTTTCCAGCCTTAACAGATTCACTATCAAATATTGGCAACTTCATTACATCAGCTTTTAAAGCATCTGTAAATTGTTTAGGTGCACTTAATCCTAATAAACCTAAAGTTGCTAAAGTAGAAGCAATATGATTTTTTGTTGTTAAAGTGTTATAAACTTCAGCAAGATTTGCATTACCTGTTTTTATTAAGTTTTCTTTTACCATATCAGCGCCTTCAGCAACAAGCATAACAGCACTCCCTGTGGTAGTTCCAACAGCATATCTACCAGCAGCACTGGCTATTTTTGATTTATATAACGTTTCTAAAACCGGACTGGTTATTTTTGATTTAGATAACACTTCTAAAACCGGTGTAAGTATTGGAATTCCATTAATTAATGCGGCTTTTATCATTTTTTCTGTTACAACGTTACCAGCTCCTAATGCCGCTGCAAATGTAGGGCTAGTAGCCGGTGCTCCTGTTGTAGCATCAAGTATTTCATCAGCCATATTCATAAGAGTAACCTCTTTCATTCCGCCAACAAATATATCTGCCGCAGTTTTTATAGCTTTTGTATTACCAAAAGTTTTTGATATAAGATCTTTTGTTAATGTCCCAACCGCTTGTACTTGAGGGCCTGTTAATTTTCTTGTTACAAATAAAGCTCCTATTAAAGGAGTTATATTTGCTGCAGATTTCACCCCCGCTTCGCCCCAAGTCTCTGTAAGTTTATTTTCAAGTACTTGTTTATCGTCATATTTAAATCCAATACTCCCCATAACCTCATTAAAAGCGTTTGCCGCTTCCAACCTATTTACACGAGAAATGTCTTGGCCAGAGCTATAAGGCGATACATTAGTTATTGCTTTAAGAGTTTCAGAAGCATAATCCATTAATTTACTATTCCTTTTAGTAGTAATAGGATCATAATTCAATTCCATTGCTTTTGTTAAAACTAAATATTGTTCTAATTTTTTATTAAATGCAATTGCTAATGGATGTTTACCAGGTAATTGACCAATGTTTTTAGGAAGCTTACCTGTTTTTACAACTTCTTCTAAATTTTTAATATCTGCATCAAAACCAGTTTGTGATCCTAGATAAGGACCACCAACACTTTTTACAAATGTACCAAGTTTTTCAATATTAGTTTCTGCATTATATATATTGTTTTGCTTTTTTAAAGCGGCATTTGCCAATGCTAATAACTCATAATAAGTTTTAGCCTGTGCTGTTTCTAAAGTTGAGTCTGTATTTTTATCAGCTAAACTTTTTGCTTTTTCAGAAATCTCTTTCTTTTTAGTATTTATTTCACTTAAGGTTAATAATTTACCAGTAGCTTCATCATATAATTTACCACCAATGTTTAAATCCTCTCTTAGTGTATTAATTTCTTTTTCTAATCTTTTTACTTCAGATTGGTTATTACTTTTTTTAGCCGCTAATAATAAATCATTTTTTTCTTGTAATTCTTTTTCATCAGTTGTTAAAAATAATTTACCATTTTCTGTAGCTTTATTTATAGGATTAATCCCATTTTTTATATCAACCTCTTTAAATTTTAAACCGTTGCTTTTAATCCAATTATTTTGCATGTCAGGCAAAGATTTAATAATTAGATCTCCATCTGGGATTTTCATATAATCAGGTTTTGGCATTTCATTTGGGACAGTTATCATTGGAATTATACTTCCAGCTCCTGGAGTTGTGATTCCATTAATAAATGTTGCAAATTCAGGATTATTTAATTCCTCTTCAGTTACCCATATATTATCGCCAAGTTTTTGTTCATATATAGGTAATTTTTTAGCAATTTGTTCTTGCTTTATTTGGTCAGCTTTTGCTAAAGCGTCTGTAGCAATAGCGGTATATTTTTGTTTTTCTTCTTTAACAATCTCTTGTGCTAATCCGCGTCCTCTTTCTTCATTGCTTAATCTACTAATCTCTTTTGTAATATCTGGTAAACGTTCTGAAACAACAGGTTTAAAAGGCGTTTTAGCAAAGTCTATTACTGGTTTAACAGATGAAACCGAAGAAACTTTTGCCGATTTGGATGCCGTACTTTTTGCTGCTACAGGCGCACCCTTCTTTGCAGCAGCTTTTTTCTTTTTTGGATCTTCCTCATCTGCAATAATATTTAATTCTTCGCTTTCTTTTTTTAATTCATTTCTATTAATAATGTCGTCAAGCGTTGTATTTTGCTCAGAAGCAAATTGAACAAGCTCTTCTTCATCATAAATATCTCCTAAATCATTAATGTATTTTGCCATAAAATTTATTTAAATATTATTTTAATTTTTTTCTACCAATTTTAGTAATATCAACAGTACCACCTATTGTATTTACCAAATCCTGTAAATCATCTCCTTTTGTATCTATCTTAACTTTTAAACCAGATGAATCATATTTATATAAAGAGCCTTTTCCATTGGTAACTTTAAGATATAATCCATCTTTACCAGGTATTGCTTTACCGGATTTTATTCTTTCAATTATAATATTATTAAATGCTTCTTGGTTTTTTTGATCCGCTGTAGGTTTATTTCTATCATCACCTCCTGGCTGTTCTGGCTTAGGAATAGTTACAATTGTTGATTTCTGAGTATAATATACTGGATCTCCAATTTTTAAAGCTCTTTTATTATCTACGTCTTCTTTAGTTGCCGGTCTGTTACTGTATTCTTTGCCAAGTTTATTTTCAACATCTATTTCAAATAATTTTTTGCTGAAAAACTCTTCTTGAGCCTGAGGCGTTGGATTAGCTTTGAAAAATTCTTCTAAAGTTTCATTCCCTCTGTATAACCTATTTTGTAAAAATGACTTTAATTGTGCAGGATTTCTTAAGTCTGAGTTAAGTAAAGCGCGAGCTCCAGTATCATAATACAGTTTTGCACTATTAGATATAGCTGGCATATTCAAATAAATTGTTTCTATTTGTTTTTCTTTATTAGGAGCATCTTTAATTTTTTCTTTTGTTATAACAGGATTACCAGGATTTATTATAAAACTAGTTTTTAGTTCGTTAGTTTTACTATCCAAAATATCAGCTTGAGTTTTACCCCATATTTTATCAGAGTCTGGAGCTTCCGGAACTTTATGGTAAAATGTACCGTCCCAATCACCTGCTTTTTTCTTAAGCTTAACGGAGTATTGCTTGGTAGCATCGTCATAAATAATACTGCTATTTTTGCCTTTTGCTATTTCCGCATTAAGTTCTTCATCAGAAAATTTTTCTAAATCTTTTTCTCTATTTACTTTTGTTATTATTTCAATTATTGGATTAGAAGGATCTCCTCCATCAAGATAAAGATCTTTAGTTACTCTATTTCTATAATTATAATTTTCAGGATCGCTAGCGTAATATGATATTTCATTAATTTTTTGATCCAATGGCGTATCTCCATTCCAATCTGTATTTAACCAATCTCTAGGCCCAAATAATTTACCCTCATCAATATTTTGTTTCATTCCAGCAAAAGTAGGAATTGTTTTATCTTTAAATTGGTTTACGCTTTTAGAATATTTATCATTAGCAATAATTTCTTCAGGAGTTAAAACGCTAAATGAAGCTTTAACTGCATTTTCACCGTCTTTTTTTAATAAATCAGAATACAATTCACCAAATTTATTTACAAAAACCGAATCAGCATTTTTTACCTTATCAACAGCAGCATCTACCTCTTTCATATTGGCAGTTGATTGCTTAATGCTGGCTAATTGAGTAGCAATTTGTTTTTCTTCGGTTTGTTTTTTTAATTTTGCCTCATAAGCTCTTTCCTCCGCGGCAAGTGCTAATTGAGCATTCATTGCCTTAGCAAAATTTTCCCCAAAACTAGCTATACCTTGACCAAAGATCATTGCAGAATCATCTCTAATTATTGTAGGATTATCGTATGCACTCATATTTATTATATTATTTATTTATATATTTTTTTAAGGCTACCAGTCTGCTTTTTTTGTACCAGCAAGAGTGCCTGCTATGCTCCCCACCGAAGAGAATGCGCCGCTCCACGCACTTGCTTGTGCCATATTTGCACTTGCAGCATTCTGCATTGCTTGTTGTTCTTGTCCAGCTGTATAACCTAAATCTTGATTAGTTCTAGCTTCTTTAGCTTGAAACATAAATTGCTGTCCGGCTGCTAAATTTTGCTGTAATCTTTGGCCTTCAGAGATTTGTATATTTTGCAATCTTTGCTGCTCGGACATTTTAGCTTGATTCTTTTGAGCTTCTCCTTGAGCTCTTAACCTTTCGTTTTCAGCTTCTTGTTGCTCAATAGTTGATGCAACCCCTTTTTTACTTTGTAATGCAGCTTGCGCCAATGCGGTTGCTCCACCCGCACTTGCTCCAGTTTCACGTAAAGTGTCCAATGTATTTGCTAAAGCAATATCCGATTGTTCCATTTGTATTTCCGCTGCTTGAGTGGCTACACCTAAATTTGCATAAGGATTTGTTATCATTCCAGACAAATCTTTTGCCATGCTACTTAAATCTTTATCATTAGCATAAGGATTAACAATAACCGCTCTATTGGCCTTTATGGCTGCCATTTCTTGTCTAGCTCTATCCGCATCATTACGTGCTCCCCTTGCTGCTTGTTTTGCCTGATTTGCTGAAATTGCGCCACCTAATAGAGATGCTCCTGCACCTATTGCTGCTGCTGTTACTACTCCCATATTACATTATTTTTTTTGAAATTTCATACGATGGAGTTTCATCCACCATATATCCTAATTTTTTGTGTATATTTATTAAACTTTTATTTCTAGCAATACTAATTATTGTATTATAATCTTGTTGTTTTGCAACATTCTCTAACGATTTTATTAGCATTTCTAGCGCTTCTTTCCTATCTGATTCCCTGTATTGTGGATTAGAAACAATCCAATCCAACCAAGCTACTTTAGAGTTTGATAAGTATAAAAATCCAGCCGCAACTGGAATGTCCCCTTTACAAACCATAACTCCGCCGCAACCATTCAATGGTAAAGTTTCTTTGCTAACCGCAGGCCATCTCCACCATTTCCACCAAGAAGACATATCTTCCCAGTCTGATTCTCTTAATGCTCTTACATTTAATTCCATTTAATTTTATTTAATTTAATATGATGATTCTACATATTCTGCTGAGGCAACATATAATTCTGCTTTTTGATTTATACTTGGATCAATAGTTGCATTGTCACACGTTAAAGTAGCTGTTGCATAAAAACCTTTAATACCCGCAATAGATTGCCCCCATTGAACCTCCCCTTGTTGTACTGCGCTTATATTTAAAATATTAGCAAAATATTTATTTTCTTTTTTCTTAAACCTATTTTCAAATAACTGGTTTTCTAAACCTGCTAATGTAGATGGAAAGAAATATTGTTGCACACTGGCAGAATTATCTGTTTCCGTATAAAAAGAATTTGGAACAATTATTGTTATCGGAGTTGAAAGAACCGTTTGTGCCGTATTTACAGAATAAGTTCCTACGCCTCCAGTACCACCTATATACGCTGTTATTATTGTATTTGCTAATATTCCAGTTCCACTTAAAATTTGCCCAACTTGTATTATACCACTAGTAACACTTGTAACAGTTAAAGTAGTTCCAGTTATAGATCCTATAAATAAAACACTTGGGTCTGTAGTAGTAGAAGATAAACTCCAATTTTGTGTTCCTTCGTAATTAATAGTTAAAAATGTTTTAGAAACTGATACATTAGGATTAAATACAATACTAACCTCAGATTTATAAAAGTTATTATAAAAAGTTGCTTTAGGAACTGAACTAATATAATGTTTCCATAAGTTACCAGATTTAACAGTATAAAAATTATTTCTTAAACTTATACCATTATTAGGAATATAACTAAAAAAGCTTGTCCATCCATTAACATCTTCATCAAAGGCTAATGTAACACTCTCACCCGATGTAGGTTGTATAGACAATACATATTGTTTATTATGTATATCCCACATCCCATAAACATATCCATCACCTAAACTAGGATTTGATAATTGATCCCTAAAATAATCAAACATGCCATAAGCAGATATTTCTGTTATACCATCTTGTGATAATCGTAATACTACATTTTGATAATCGTCTGTAAAGTATTTTCGATAACCATAAACGGCAAAACTTTCTGGATGAGAGCCTATACCATAATTTCCAGAATATGATTGAATCTGGCCTATTACTTGCGTCCCAGAAGTGGTAATTGGTTGTCCTTCCGCTGAGTACACTGCATCTTTATTTATTAAAGCTCTACTTACTTTTAATTCTTGGAATATAATTAAGTTTGTATCTTCTGCATATAATTTTTGTATTGATCCTTGAGCCGGATCTACAGCTCTAGTAATATCATCTGCTACAGAAAATTGATTAGTATTATTAACACCAGTTTTTGAATTAAATACACCGGAATATATTAAGGTACTTAATAATCGTTCTCTTTGAGGAGATTCTTCCACTATATAAGCTTTAACACCAAAATCAACTGAAGTATTATTATATCCGCCTCTAATTCTAGCTTCTTCTATATACCAATCCCTATTTGCGGTTGTGGCATAACGGCTAGGCAGCCAAGCATTGTTTATTATTTTACCAAATGTTATTAATGTAGTAGTAAGTACATTTGATCCAGTAATTGGACTTGATAAAGTTAATACTGTATCAGTTGCTCCTATTACTTTTAATATTATTGTATAAACGTATTCAACTCCCGATATTGTATAACTTAATAATTGACCTACCCCAACAGAAGCAGCATCAGCATTTGTTATGGTTATAGTATTTGTACCAATGTTTGAATTAACAACAGGTAATGCCGTATTTGGAGCCGGGGTTGTTGTACTCGGATCGACAGCACTAACGGCTGTAATAGTAGCCATTTTTTTTAACCAAAAAGAGTTATAATATTTTATTTCTATAGTAGCTGACATATTTAATAATTACTTGTTTTTTTATATTATTACTAGCATGGATTTATAATAGCTGTACCTCCAGCTCCATATGTTAATGAGGTATCTATTATACAAGGATAAGTACCTCCGTAGAATGTGCTGCCAACAAAATTACCAGGAGTTAATACTCCACCTATTATTGTAATTTCGTCATCAAGTAATGCCTGCCAATTAATACTAGTTGTAGGATTGTCATTAGTTAATTTCCATTTCTTAGTAGCTGTTGGAATATATGTAGTACATGAATTATTGCTAGAACTACTAGGAGGGGACGATATAGTATATTGGTCCTGTATATCTATTGGTATAATTCTACCAAGTGAAGTTATAAGATTACCTGTTATATATAAGGTATCCACAGAATTAACATCAACTCCCTGATCTACCGTAAATCCAAATGTTCCATAAAAATCACTGGTACTGAATGTAAGATTTCCTGTACCTGGATTTGTAGCATAAAAAACTGCACCACTAACGGTATATCCTATTACTTCTACATCAGAATTAGATACATCTATTGTTTCACCTACTTGCATTACCCTCCAAAAGTTCAATTGGCCTGTAACGGTATTTACCTGTGTTGGAGGAGTACCGGCGCTTGTAGTAACTACACTATTCCAGTCAGCACAATAATTATTTGCAATAGGCACATAAAGTGTTATATTTCTTTCTGAATATGAAGATCCAGGACCTGGGGCATTAGTTGTAAAATTGTAAGCATCGGTAAGTCTAATGGTCGTATTAAAATTAACACCCATTGGGACTGTTATATTTATTAAACTAATAACACCTGTTACTGGATCTATACTAAAATAATTTGAAAATCCGGGAGTGGAGCTGTATATTGACCATCGTAATTGCTGTTTATTGAAAAAAGGATCTAATACTACTGTAGGAGCTCCGTTTGTACCCGTACAAGATATTATAGGACCAAGTATTAAATCATTAATATTAAATACTTCTACCGGGCTTTGATAAGTAGGATAGGTTATTACAGGAGTAGAATTATTTAAACTATTATTAGCCTTTAAAGTTGTATTGCCATTAGTTGTATCTACTATGTTAAAAGTAAATATATATTTTTCTTTTAATCCCGCGTTTATTAAAAATGTAAACGGTGTCTTTATTTTAATAGCAAATTTACCAGCATATAAACCTGCTGTTTCTCTTATTAATTCAAAATCAGCACTTCTATTAGCTCCGGTTAAATCTTCAACGGTCATAGACATGCTATCTACAACTATTGTAGTACCTAAACTATTAACTGGTAAAAAATACCCAGTTATATATGGAGAAGTTTGTGTTCCATAAGTCAAAGGTGTACCTACGCCTGCTGGATCTTGAAATTCATTATGATTGAATATTAAATTATCAAATCCTATAGCGATATTACTACCCGTTAATATATCAGCATTTAGATCTGATATTAATCCAGATGATGAAGTTTCCCAAAATATATCAAGTAATGATACAAATGGTGAAGTCTCATAAACGCTTAAAAATGGGTTCATGGTATTTACAGCCGCAGGAGGTGCTGCCGCACCTAAATTGCTTGCTACAACACCAATTTTATTTACAGTAGATATTCTAGCTATAATAGGAGTTGTACTTAATTGGTAAAAATTATTAGAAGCTGTACCATTTACATTATTAGTACTATTTACTGGTAAAAAATTTAAATCTGACGATGAAGCTATCGTAGAAGCTACGTCCGCTTTTTTAGCTGGATAGTATTGTTTATTTGTGGCATAATAAGGAGCAACTGCATCTAATAAGTTTTCAACTCTACCGAATAATTCAACACTACTTCTATATTGTTTTTGATCTGGGCCAACCTCACTTAAATCTCTAGGTATTTTATTTATATTATCATTCAATAATACGGTATGTGCGGTTTTATTTTGTTCATTTCCAGGAAAAATTGTTGGATTACCGGGACTGGATGTTTGGAACATTGGGTACCCATTTAAAAATCCTGGCAAATAAACATTATAATACTCTTGTTGCTGTTGTCTTACAACTATTTTATAAGAATACCAACCTAATTGATTTAAATCATAAGCGTATTTAACATCGGGAGCTACCCCTGTATATTTATAAATATCATTAATAGGCAATTCGGTTTCTACAGTATATAGTCCTGTAATGGCATCGAACCCTAGACCGGTTACTTTTACATAGTCGGTATATTTTCCTCTTAAATAGTTTCCGACTATTGGATAATTTCTTTGAGCTGGCGCTGCAGCTAAAGTAAATGTATATATATAGAAATCATTACCACTTGGTGGAGTAACTAATTGATTAAAATTTGGGTTAGTTAATATTTGAAATCCATTTCCAGTTTGACCATCAAATCCTGAAACTATTGCATATAAACCAGGTGTGCCTGCTCCTTCATTTATATCTGAAATTATAGGAGAATTTATAACCATAGCTAATGTATTACCTCTCCAGTTTTTAACATTTAAATTATCACTTTCAATATAATATGGAGAATATATAGTGGATCCAACTAAACTATATAAAGCGGATTGCCCAATATCATTAGATGATAATATAACTGTTGATTGTCTACCAAATTTATCTGCTAAAACTATTCCAGCTTGATAATTTCTATTTTGCTTTAAAGTGTGATTTGGGTATTCTGCCCAACTAGTAAAAGAATCTGTTTTTTTAGTTACAGTTAAATTATAATTTATACTAGCAGGCGGAGTACTTTTATTAATGAAGTTACCATATACAACTCTATTACCAACAATTTCTTGAGCTTTTGCTCGGATAGGTACTTTATCATATACTCTAACTGTTTGGGCTTCTGGTAAAGTTTTATAAGGTTTTTGTGATTTATAAGTATAAGTATAATTATTTGTAGGACCAGATTCTAATTTTATTTCATTGACATCAATAGTCTCTAATACCTTTACTGAAAGAGCATCAGATTCTTTATATAAAATATCAATACTTTTTATTTTATATGAATTTTCTATATTGTTTCCAGTATCAGGTAATTCTATATGTAATTCAATATTATTTATAAAATTTTCCATCCATGAAACAACGGTACTTCTATAAGCCGCATCTTCATCCCCGTTTAAAAAATATCCATTTTGATTTGGGATAAATAATATTTGAGTAAATGGAGCCATTAATGAATATTCACCATCATCAAATCTATATCTATAACTAAATCTCACATATTTATCCTTTAAATAATTTGGATCCCCTTGCCAATTAGCTTCATCTGCTTTATTTGTCATGGTTGTACCATAAAAATGCAAAACAGTACCTATTGGAATAGTTGTTGCTCCAGGCACAGAAATAATAATAACGCCGGTAGATTTATTTAGATCTGTTATTACGGCATAATCATTTAATGTTAATGGCGGGGTAGATAAACTAGTTATCAATTGCATGCCAACATTTAATAGCGCGGCATTAGCAAGAGATACAGTAAAAGATAAAGACTCCGTTGTTGGATTACTAGAAGCACTCGTTGTTGTAACAGGCACATCTAAATAAACATTTATTGGTAATACTGGAGCATATTTTGCAACTGATATTTGGGTTTCATCAGTATAATAATTTGGATTAGAAAGAGCTGTAGATATATTTATTTTTCTAGGTTGATTTCTATTATCTGTCCAAAATAATAAATCTTCTATAACATTCGCACCTAATATTGCATATTGTGGATTTGTAGCAAAATTTAAAAAAACGCCAGAAACTAAAGTTGTTAAAGTATTAGAAGCGGCGTCATAAACAGTAATACGCATATCTCCTGAAATAGGAGGCAATAATGTAGATGTATTTGTATCTGTATAATCCGTCCAAAATTGAAATATTCTATTATTTTGATTATCAGCTACTTGCCCTATACAAACTAAGTTTGCATTGCCAGTAGTTACAGCAAGATCATTACCAAAAATAGCCTCTAATGCTCCAACGTCCTTGTCTTCTGCCTTACCTACTGATATATTTAAAGCGTTTCTATACTCTCCATTTGGAATAAGTCTATCATCTAGATCTTTATTCATTTTGGATTGTAAAAAACTATTTTTTACTTCTGCCATATTATTTAGTGTTTAATCCATTTAGATTTACCTCTCATTACCTGAGTGATTTCTTCTAATTTAATATTAGATAATCTAATTTTTGTATTTCTTAATTTTGCTGATTTTTCACGATGCAATCTTTGTACTAAGTACTCTGGCTGATTAGCTCTAATTGAAACTATAGCGTGTATAATGTAAGCATATAAAGCCTCCTCCGCTAACTTTGGAACTCTTGTGTCTAAGTCATAAGCTAAACCATCAGATATGTATTCTAATACAATAAGTTTCCCTCTTAAATCGCTGCTGAAAGACATTTTGCCTTCTCTATCATTTATTGTAAAATATCCATTAACATTACTATATTGTGGATCTAATCCATATTGTCTACCGTAGGCATAGTAATCCCATTGATAACCGTCCCAATAATTGTTTATATTATTTATATTATTTACACCATTTTGTAAACCAAATAAAAAGCTAAAATTATCATTATCCCATCTTTTTTCCGTTAAAGAAGTACCTTCAATATTGCTGTCAAAATTATCTTGAATAGGAACACCACTACTATCTTGTACTGGATTTTCATAAGGATTTATAGTAAGATTATTTGCAGGGTAAATAGGATGCTTAATGCCATAAATATCAATCCACGATACTTTGACATAATTAACATAGTCTTGTGGCAATACTATGCTTAAACTAGAAGGTATATTTAATTCAGCAGATTTTATACTTTTTAAAGTATCATAACTAAATTCTTGCATTGCTCGTTTAGCATGGAATATTACATCTGTTCTTTTAACATCTGTAATTATTTTGCCAGCACCAACATAAGCAACCATAAAGTTATTTATAATATCATTTAAAGTTATATAAGAATAACTACCATAGTTTTCTTCTGTTGTATCACCATAAGCTTTTTGAGCTGGCGTATTGCCATATTTTCCGCCATCTAATGTTTTTAATTGTACAACTAAATATGTACCTGCAGATGGAGCTATAGGAAAAATTATTTCATTATTAACAACATTGTATGGTTGTGTATATTCCGTAAATGTTCCAGGCAATCCGCTAGGACTACTATATAATTTAAAATTATTTAATGCATATTTTGCGTTTGCAGGGCTCCAAGCATTTGGATCAAGAAATACTAAATCTGTGTTAAATGTTGCTAAAAAAGTATCTAAAATACCGTCTCCTATAAAACCTTGAGCACCTTCGTAGTATTGTCTATTTGTTTCGGTTATTAAACCATTATTTGGTATAGCCATCTCTTATTAGCTTTTAGAATTAATGTTTTCTGCTTGTACTTGTTGAGCAGCTGCTTGTACAATTTGTGGGTCTTTAATAATTATACCAGAATAAAGTAATATTCTAATTATAAGATTTGTTTGTTCAATAGGATGTAAGTCAAAATCTTGTGAACCAGTAGGATTTGAAATAGGATCATATTGTGATGAATTATATACATATTGATAATTAGGCGCAGAAGTTGTAAATCCCCATCTTGGATTAGTTGGCTTTTTAATATATGTACAACTAATATCAGTGGTTATTGTAGTTGGGTATACTTTAATTACAAAATCTTTATATGTATATACAGGCCAATATTTAGTAGGTTTAGTTATTGGCGATAAATTAAGTTCTAATAACTCATTTGGTTGAACATATTGAACTTCTTTTTCATTTTTATAAATTACAGTGCCTAATTTATAAAAATTAGTTACTGCTGGTATATCAAAACCTCCAGCTATAGGTGGGCATACCCCCTCAGTTTGGAAGATTGCAATTTTTTCTTGTATATTTTTTACACGATCAGCATATTCTGTATCGTTATCTGGCACACGAATTTGTTGATTTAAATCTTCAAAATATTCATTAAATATTTCAAGTTGAACTTGTGTTGCTGTTTTATTAAATTCATCAGGAGTCATATAGCCCCTCTGTTCCTTATTTAGGATTAATAAAACTGTTCTATAAACCGTATCTACATTTACCATCTGTTATATTTATTATAATATTAAGGCGGTAACCTCAGCCACCGCCTATATATTAATATTACGTATTATTTTAATTTTTTCTCTATAGACTTAAAGATTTCTACACCTTCATCAGTCTTGAAAAATGCTGCCATTGCAGAATAAGGATTTTCATCAAATGGGACCGTCATTAACTTTTTATTGTTTGATGTCCAATTAAATGTTCTTTGATCCTGCGACAATGTTATAATGTTTGCCTCTACTGCTTTAATAGCTAAATTTCTAAGTTCTACGTTTTCATCATTTGCTAATTCTATAAATAAAGAAGGATTATTTCTTGCAAATAATAATAAGTCTCTTTTAATTTCTTTTGAACTCATTTCGGAAACTTTAGATCCAATCTCAACTCTAAGAATTGCTTCTGCTTGATCAACTTCCATAGCTAATGCTGCATTTAAAGCTTGTACTTGTAATTCTAATTCATCTAATTCATCTTCTGCTACTTCAATAGCATCAAACTCCATATAAAGTTTATTACGCAGTGGATGATATAATGATAATAATTTTTGTAAATTTTGTTTTTCTTTAGGGACTTTTAAATCCCCATTTTCAAAAGTAATATGCCCTATTGTTGCCTCTCCTTTTTGTTCGTCTACAAATGGAGAATCTTGGTTAGTTGCATATCTAAGTTCTCTTTGTGTTTTTGTATCGGGATCAAAATATAATAAAGCATGTTTACTTGTATGCTTACTTGGAATTGTAAGTGTTAAAGGATTCATATCATTTTTTAAATAGTAAATCCTATCTTTAATTTCCCATGCGGTATTATCCGCTTTTTTTGCTGTTGCCATAATATAATATAATTTAATAATTTTTTTTAAAAAAAGTAGTATTTACCCCCGTAGTTTTAACGAGGGTAAACCTACTATGTAACTAATATTAGATACCTTTGAATAATACAAAGTTATTAGCTCCTTGAGTAACTAAACATCTTTCTGACAAGAAGTTTACTTCCATTGCATCAAGAGTAGAGTTTTCAGCTCCACCTGCAGATCCTGTTAACCAAGACTTCATACGTCTGTCATCAGCTTGAGAAGCTCTATAACGAACGTGTAAGAATGGTCTACGGATATTTGTTCCTAATTGTTGATCATAAACTGTAGAAGTTCCAGCAGGAATTAATACACCTTCGATAGAATTGATACCAACAATACCTCCACGAGTAGATGCATCATTTAAGTATTTCCAATCAGTTTTGTAGAAATCATAAGAACCTCTTCTGAATCCAGAGAAACCTAAGTTCAATGCCATCTCTTCAGAGTTTTCGAATAATCCAAAAGCAACCCCTCCATTAGGACCAGAAGATAATGCAGCAAGCATATCATCAAAATCTAAAGCAGTTTGTCTTTGTAAGAATAACATGTTTTCTTCAACAGCTCCTTGAGTATCTAAGTTTTTAAGGATTTGATCAAAAGATGTAAGTCCACCTGCTGCAGTAAATCCAATTTCAACGTTTCCTCTTTCTTGGATAGCAGCGAATAAACCTTGAGTACCAGGTAATTGAGAAGCGTCATAAGCTCCTGAACCAGCTACATTATTTCTTTCACCTTCTACTAATGCCATTTCTAAGTAATCTTCAAAACGTAATCTTGTTTCAGATTCAGCTTTTAAGAACCATAAATATCCAGAAGTTCCATCTTCTGTAGCAACTTCAACCCATCCAATTTGAGCCATATCAGATCCATTAATAACATATTGATTTCTGATAATAACAGGAGAGTTTGAGTATTGAGTAAGAACTGGATTAACGCTAATTCTTGCAGCAGAGTTACCTGCTCCTGTACCAATTGTAGTACCTTTAGTATAATCAGATCCATAAACGAATACTTTTAATCCACTAGCTGCAAATCCTTGAGTAGTAAGAGAAGTACCTTTGTAAGTTTGAACAACAAAGTTTCCTGTACCACCAACACCAGGTGTAGTAGCAGTAACAATAGCTTTTGCTTCTAATCCACTGTTTGGATCTAAAACAACTACTGTGTCATTTACAGAAACTACGTTATAAGCTGTTGCTCCACCACCAATGGTAATTGTACTTGGGTTAGTACCTACAGCACCACCGTTAACTTGAGTACATCCATTATAAGCAATATGTAATCTATTTTGTTCAGACCAAATAACTTGATCAGAAGTCATAGGCATTTCAGCCCCTACCATACGTAAGAATCCAGATAAAGTTCTGTTTCCATAACGCTCTACTTCTGCTTCGTAGATTTCTGGTAAATATTGTTGAGCAAAATCTGCTCCAGATCCAGTGTTAAATTTCAAATAGTTTGTATTTAACAATTGTTGAGTTTGAGAAGGTATAATACTTCCAAACTGCGGCGATAATGTTGCCATAATTTTTAAGTTTTAATTTTTAAAATTTTTTCGTTTGTATTTTTAATTTTGATGAATCCAAACCGCTAACTGATTTTATTTTAAGGCCATTTATAAACACTTCACCAACTTGGCGAGGTGCACTTGTACTAGGATTTTTAGAAGAAGTAATAACTTCTTTTACGGCATCCGCTTTACCTTGTTCATAAAAATGTGCAGCTATTTTGTCAGCATTCATCGCTGTGTACAAAGCTTTATGGTAACCCGGTGCATCTGTTACATTCCCCTCGCTGTCTAGAAACTTTCCGACAAAAGATTGTATATTTGATTGGGTTTCCGCTACTTGAGACGGATTTTGCAAACTATATCTAAATTTTTTTTCACCTAAATTAAATTCAAAACCTTTGAATTCATTATTGAAAAGATTAATGGTTTGCTTTCTAAACGCCTCTTGTTGTTGAGCCACTTTGCTCTGCTCTTTATTGTATCGATTAAAAAAATCAAATGCTTTTTGATATTCATTATTTATCGTAGGACGAGATTTTATTTCAGCATAATATTTTTCTTTAGTTTCTTCTAAAAATTTTTTTGCTTTTGAAACCTCTTCTTTAAAAGCTAGTTTTTTTAATCTAATTTCTCTATCATCGTCTAGATCCTCATCGTAATAAAATTTATCTTCTAATAAAAAGTCAATTTCATCATTATCTAAATGAGGTTTTGTTTTTTTATAATATTCTTTTAATAGAGCATTATTACTAATATTTGAATAGTCCGCATTTAACCTTACATAGTCTTCTACGGTACCACCTGTTTCTTCCATAAACAAAACAAGCTTTTCAATGTTTTCAGGTAATGGTTTCCCTGTATTAACTTGTTCATTTATATGGTGCTCTAATTCTTGAGTTGTTTCTTTTGTCTCTTGTTTTATTTCTTGTTCAGAGATTTCTTGAATAACATTTTCAACGGTCCCTTCGTTTCCTTGCTCCATTTCTTGCAATTCCACTGCGGGCTGTTCTGTGCGTAACACGCTTTCATTTGTGCTTTGTTCTTGAACGGCATCCTCTTGTTCTTTAGGTATTACTACTTTAATTGGTTCGTCCTGTGCTACAGATAAATCAATTTTTATTGGTTCATCTATTTTTGCAAGTTTTTTCATTGCAGGTTTTCTACCTTTAATTTTAAACTCTCCTTCTACTTTTTCGTTTTGTGACATAATATAATAATATAAAATTGGTTAATTTGTTATTTAAGTTCCTAATTCGGATAATCCATCAAATACTGGATTAGACTCAAAATCTTTTGGCAATGAATTATTTTTTCTTTGATCTATTAATTCCGATTGTTGTGTGGCTTGTATCTTTGTTCTTTCGTCTTTTCTATTTTCTTGTTCTTGAAATTTATTTAAATCGGATTGTACTTTTAATTGGGCTAATTGCATATCATATTGAAAAGCTTCAGCTAATAATTGCTTTTTAATTTCAGCTTCTGTTTGCATTCTTTGTAATTCAAATTGAGATTTTGCTTGCTCTAAGTTAACCATAGTTTCAGTTAAAGCTTGTTGTTTTTGAACTTCAAACATTGCAGCTTTCTCAGCGCTTTCAGAATTTGCTTGAGCTTGCGCTTGTATATTAGCCAATTGTTGTTGTTGTATCTTTTCTTGCTTACGTAATCTTTTTAATTTTAATAATTCGTTTGCAAGTTTTAAATTTTTAATTTGTCTAATATCAATAGCATCTTCCAAATCAATTCCTCCATTTTGTAAAGAAACTTGTATATTTTGTTCTAATTGGGCTTTTTCTTCTTCATCCGGTTCAACTTCTAAATAAATACCAAAATCGTATAAATTTAAATTACTTACTTCCTTAAGTGTTTCAACATTATAAGTAGAAATACTATTCTTTAATGAGTTTTCAGTTAATGGGAAATTTAAACAATCAGCAATTCTTAAAGATATATTTTCGCAGGTTTTAACAGTTAAATACAAACTTGCATCTTTTATATGTCTTGTTGCAACGTTTGAAGCATTTGCAGCCATTTTTTGTAAACCTACTAAGGCATTTGAATCTGGTTTGCTTCCATCAACAGCTTCATTTAATCCCGTTACATCACGGATCATTTGTAGATAATATTGATAAGTTTGAATTAAACTTTGTATTTTACCTTGTCCACCCGATGTTGCTAACTCTTGAATAGGAACTTTAGCTCTATTTAATTCTCCGTCTTGATTTAATGATCTACCAACAATACTACCCGTTTGGAAATACATATTTAATGCCTCCGCAGGATTGTAATTTGTACCATTACCAAGATCAACTTCCGCTAATCCATCAACATCTAAAAATACACCATCAGGAACTACTCTTGATAATACCTGTTGTAATTTTAAATGCGTTAATTGAATCATATCGGCAAAAGATATACATTTGCTTACAATAGAATCAATTCTTCCTTTATACATTCTAGGAGCTACTATATTATAATTCATTTGCACTCTTGTAGTATCAGCTGCTGGACGTGTCATATCATTTGACAGTTTCCATTCTAACATCATATCTGTACCTACAATTTTTGCTCCCGTATATAATACTTCTATTGTTCTAGAAACTTTTTCAAAATTGTCATTTTTAGGTGGGTTAAAAGAGCTATCTTTTTGTATAACTTTTTCTAATCCGTTTTCACCATGTTTGATTTTAAATACCTGATCCATATAAGTTTTATACTCAAAATATAATACTTGTACGGTATTAGTATCGTAATTACCCCATCCCTGAATATATTGTCTGTTGCCAGGCATTTGTTGAATTCTATATAATTCATCCTCGGAAATATGAGGAAATTGTTTTTTTAATTCTGGAATTGTAACAGCTTTTACTTCTCCAACATAATAAATATCTTCAAAATTAGGATCTTCTGTATATGAATAAACCATATAAGCTGGATCTACATAATCAATAACAATACCTTCAGTTGGGTTAAATGAAGTTTTTGTTGCTGCAATACCTATTGTTGTTAAATCATAATTTAATCTTTTTCTAGTAAGATCAAATTTATTTGTTTTTAATATTGTATTTATTGCTTCTTCTTCTGCTATCTCAATTGATTGCTTATAAGAAAGCTGCATATGAAGTTGTAATTCATCTTTTGTTCTAGGTAAATCTGCGGCTGGAATATTACTTTTTGCAATATTAATACCTGTAGTTTGCATTGCTTCCTGTATTTGTGACTGAGCCACCATATCAAATGCTAATGCTGAAGCATAATCGGTACGTTTTTTTATTGATTCTGGATCTTGAGCAAAAGCTCTTACGTCATATGTTTTTTGGGATATACCATTTGCAACTATATCTACAAACTTTGATAATATAGGTACTGGTGTCCAGTCTAAATTCAAATAAGATAAATCACCATTTATTGATAACTCATCTTTATATTTTTGCGGAGACTGTTCTCCTCTGGCATATAATCTTAATCTATTAAAATTATTCCAATTAGTTAAATATCTATTACCAGAGGTTCTACCATAATTGAACCATTCTTGTTCTATAGCACGTGACACTTGTAATCCATATTCTTCGGATGCTTTAGTAGCATCGTCTACAACTTGACTAGGAAAAGCACTATTTGTATTTGTGTATATATTCATTTATTCAATAATTTTTGACGTAGTCCCTCTATTATTATATTTTTTAAATCCTAAAGGTATATTTGTTACTTCTTTTTTATATGTTGGTATATACTTATTTTTATTACAAGCCATTATTGCTAACCCCGAACTAATAGAAGCATCATGACTTGTTCTAGAATTTATATTAAATCTTGCCCAATCTTCTAAAGTTTCTTGAAAGTACATTGTGCCATATCCGTATTCAAATAATCCAATGTGATCTTCTATATAGGTTTCAATAGCGGCCGCGTGCGCTTGTATAACATCTTGTGAAGAGTTTGGTATACCGCCTATTTCTCTTTCTGTAGCAGATAATTTACTGTATGTTTTATCTGGTCTATTCATTGAAAAATTTCTGTAACCTCGTCTTTTTAAATAGTATAATAACCTTGGTTTATTATTTTCCGCAAGTACTGGCATGCCATAAAAAACTAAAGCCATTAGTACATCTTCAAAAAATATTTCAGCTGTTTGAGGTCTAGATATATATTGTAAAAAAAACGTATTAGAGGGGGCGTCGTCCATTGTAAATTTGGTTAATCCATGAAGTGCTCCTTTTGATCCAATACCGTCTACTGTTCCCGATATATCATAACTATCGCAACCAAAAGCCCCTATATGTTCATTGCCCGGGTATTTACCACCATTTTTTAATATTACGTGGTTTTGCAAATAATACGGAGGAATCCAAGAAATTAAAAATCTTCCATTTTTATTAGGATAAAAAACTACCCTTGTATCTTGCACTCCGTTTTCCCATTGGAAATTTCCTCTGGTTAAATTATTACTATTTCTTAAATCATTATTATAATCAATTTGCTCGTATATTTTTGTAAGATTAAATAATGATTGTTTTGTTTCATCTCTGAAGGCATGTTGCTCTGTTCTTGGAAATTGACGATAATATTCGTTTAATCCATCTGGATCAGATTTTAATCCGTCAACTTCATTTTGCCAATGCTCAATAACGCCTACTTCAATATCATTTCCATCGATTCCTCTAATTTGCGTTTTTGGAGTATTGAATACAGGTAAGCCATAAGTATCAATGAATCCCTCGTAGGACCATTCCATAGGTATGAACAAACTATATAATCCTGAGCCAGTCTGTCCATTGGCGTTTCTTTTTGTAACATCGGAATTGTAATAAAGCTTTTTAAAATTATCTCCCCCCTTATCTAAAGCATTTGATGTTGAACCCATCATACACTTACCAATAATTCGGCTACCTAATCGTAAACATGTTTTTGTAACACGCCAGTTATTTAATATATTATCTGGTCTAAGCCATTTTCCACTCTCATCATGAACAAGAAGTTTTAATTTTTCTCCATCATAAGAGTTGTCTCCTGTATTTTTCCAGTCAATTGTAGTATCAAGTCCATCAAGTTCTTCTGGAACATCATTATTATCTAATTTTTTTCTGGTAAATTTAGAAGCCGGGACTCTATAGGCTAATTCCGTTTTTGGCCTATCCATACCGTCTTGAATAGGTTTAAAAAAGAAAGGGTAATTAAGTGAGATTGGGACAACCTTGTCAGTAAACATTGTTTTAGCATCTGCTCCTGACTTAGACAATATACCAAATCTTGAGTCACTTGATATTGTCGCTTGATTAACTAATTCTGCCGAAGACATAAATGAAAATCCAGAACGTCTGTTTTTTAAATAACACATTCCATAACATCTATGATCCGCTTTGCAGGCTTCCCAAAATATGAAGAATAATCTGTTTGACTCTCTAAAGTCTGGAGCTCCTACATCAATTTTGCTCCATTGTAGGTACATATAATGTGTACCAGTTATATAAGTGGGGATTCCATTGTTATAAAAAGAAAATCCGTCTTCACGTCTTTTAAACTCTTCATCAATATAGTCATACCATTTTTCTTTAAATGCATCTGGATATTTATTCCAATCAAATACATTTTTTATTTTTGTAAGTTCTTTTGGTATTTCTAATTGTTCCCAATATTGTAGTTCTTTTTTAGAATCTCTTTTATATGAACTTTCTATTAAAGGTAAAGCTATTTTTAAATTCTGTATTTCGTATATTTCGCCAATTTTGCCAGTCTTACTTATAACAATAACATCGTGTTCTTTATTATACCCGTATTTCCACTTATTATTTTTATTACCGGTTTTTATAACACTTGATTTAATATAATCTGGTAAAACTCTAAATAAAGTATTTTCGTACATTATTTGGATCTCCCTTCTGCAAAGCCTTTAAATGTTTTTGCTATTGGTTCTTTTTCGCTTTCTTCTAACATTTTTTCCTCTTCTTCAATCCGACTAAGAATTTCAAAAGCATCAAATATAGCTAGTTTTTTTGTTGCCGCCGCATTCTTTAATTTATCTGCTGCTAAATCATCATCCCCATTATCTAGAATAGCTTCTTCTGCAACTTTAATAAGCTCCAATACCGCTTTGTGACCAGCTTGGACTATATTCTTCTTCGTCTCCTTTATATTCATATTTAATTACAATATCATTAGATTTCATACAATATAATCGCTGGCCTTCTATTATAAATTCAAATTCGCCATTCGGCGTATATCCAACTAAGTCTCCAGGATTAATTTTAAGCGCTTTTAAAGCGTCATTTCCATATTTTAATATTCCAATAAGCTTACGCTCTTTATCGAGCTTTAAATGGTCTATATTTTTTAATGGCTTAATAAAGCATCTGTCTCCAAATGATTTCCATTCACCGTCTGTTTTATATAAATATATTTGATCTAAATCACAAAAAAATTGATTATCCATAAAATAGGACCTACTATTTTTTTTATTTCCTTTAGTGTCATAAAATACTCTAAAAACATTATGATGTATAATAACAAAATCACCTTCTTTTATATCTGTTTTATAAGCTAATGGTGTTGAAACAACTTGTGCTAAATTATTAACAGATCTAAAACTTTCAATTTTAGTGTTTAATATTAAATTTTTACCTTCAATATTTATTTCGTTATCATATCTTTCGCCTACTGGCTTTACAATAAAACTAAATACACTACGCATAATATATTAGTTAATATTCAAGATCATATTCAACTGAGATAGCCATATTTGAATTAAACTTTTTCCATGGCATTACTTCATCTTCTTTTCTTATATATATATTGTAAGATCCATCGGCATGATCTAATCTAATATAAGCTATTTCATGCCCTCCATATACAATTTGACCAATAGAATAATGCATAGCTTCATTCTTGTAATCAGATCCTATACTTATTTTTCTAATTACTGAGTCCATTATTCTACTTCTTTAACTTCTTCTTCTATATCTGTATAAGTACCATCTTCTAAATTAATATTAATAGGCCCATACTCTTCTTGTAGTTTTGTTTTAAACTCTTCAATTGCTTTATTAACATCTGCTATTTGATGCAGGAATCCATGTTTTTGTGATTCTAATAATCCAATATTAGTTAATAACGCTTGAAGATCTTTTTGTTGGTTTACAATTATTTCTAATTGTTCTTTTGTAATTTGTTTTACTACTTCCATTTTATTTGATTTAATTATTAATATTATTTTTTATTGTTTTTAAAGTTGAAATAATAGGCTACCTGACATACCAGCATAAGGTTGCGTATTAACGTAACTAACATTTGTCCCTGCTATTATATCATTACCATTACCACTTTGATCAATTAATGACGAAGCCAAATTACCCCCCTGCATAGTAAGCATAATGGTAGGTGGAGAAGCCATAAGATTCATTTGAGGAGGAAAAAATGGTGAAAAGACGTCATATACATCAGTCGTGCTCCATCTAAAATTATTCATCATCCCATTTAATATGTATTCCTGGCCATTAGACCCTATATTCATTTGATTACCGCCAGTTGGTATTGCTGGCGATGGAGAGGATACAGGCGTTGAAGTAACCCATGTTCCATTTACCCCCAAATAAACATTATTTCCTTTACGTTCTATAACAAAATAATTCCAAAAATTAGTATTTATTGCAGTTGAAACATCCCAAATAAATATAAGGTAGCTGTTTGTAGAATACAAAAATTCCCAATTTGCGCCATTTCTAGTTAAAAAGGCAGCATGCTCTCCCTGTATATCTGCTCCAAATGAAAAAAACACATGCGGCTCACTAGTTGCTTTTGGAGTTATATACCCAGCATAAAACTCTATAGTATAATTCTGCCCAGTTGGTATATCAAACATAGGATCTGCCGGTATTTCTGCGCTAAATGGTATTGGTCCGCCAGATTGATAACTTGCGTTAGGCCAACCTATCCCTATTCCATTTCCAAATCCCATTAGTACAATGCTATTATATTACTGCAAGTTGTAGTTTCCGTCCCGTCATCATCCGCATATACTGCATCAACAATAACTGGAAAAAAAGTGCCATTCGGTATATTTTTAAAAACAGTGCATACCGCATTAACGCCCCCCGTTCCATTATCTGCATCTCCTCCTATAACTTTACAAACTAACGTACCGCCTGTTCCTATATATAAAGCTGCTGAATTTAATAACGGACTTGATCCCGTAGGATTTCCTGTTGGCGTTACTAATGCAGCACTTGTTCCAAAATCTGGTTGATTACCGTATTGTCCCATAATTATTTTTTAAATATTTTACTATATATTTTACTTTTATTTCTTATTATATCTCCATTTAATGGGAATTCTAATACAACATCTCCCGGAAAAGAATATTCTTTCTCTGGTTCCATAATTTTAGAATTGCCTTCATTATCAATACCCAAAACGGGGAAACCTACGTTTTTCATTGTGATTTCCCCGCTAGGTATTACATTATAAGGTCTATCTTTATCAGGACTATTTTTTTTATAACCTGTTGTTGATAGATTTTTCATTTAGCATTTTTTCATTTTAGCTGGAGTTTTTTTACCACCCATTTTGGTAACCGCTTGTCTACCTAATTGCTTAGCTGGAGATTTTTTCATTTGTCTAGCTGGAACGTCTCCAGTATTAGAACCAATTACTTTTTTATATTTACCAGTAGATTTATCTAATACTACTTTCTCATAAATATTTTTGTAAGCAGTACCAGCTTTTCTAGTCTCGTTGGCTTTTTTGTTACCCATCTCACCAGCTGTAATAGGTCCAAATCCTGCATTTCTTAATTTTTTATCAATAGCCGTACTATCAGCAGAAGCTCTTTTACTGGTTTCAGCCATAATTTTATTTTTAATATCTTGCTCAAGCTTTTTTCTCATAGCTTCGCCTTCTGAACGCGCTTTTTCAGTTTTAGCTTTAGCATCGCTTTCTTTTTTCTTAGCGATCATTGCTTCAACTTCTTTATCAACTTGCTTTGCAGGCGATTTAGAAAATTTATAATTTCTTTTATATTTACCTGTAGTTTTGTCTTTATCTACAGAACGGATAATTTGTGAGTCAAATTGGTCTTTTATAAGGCTTCTAGTTTCATTAGCCTTTTTATTTCCCATTTCTCCTGCTGTAATTTTACCGAATCCAGCGTCTCTTAATTTTTTATCTACACTAGTGCTATCTGCTACCGCTTTTTTCTCGTTTTCGTCACGTCTAACTTTTCTAGCAATCATTTCGTCAACTTCTCTGTCAACTTGTTTAAATGGAGTAGGAATACTACGTCCTGTTTTTGCGTAATTCCCTCTACCTGGGTTCATTTTAAATGCCATTTCTTTTTGTTTTAATTATTATTTGTTATTTTTGTCGGTCAAATTTTAGTATAAAAAATTGTATAGGTGCCGTCGGGGTTGGTAATTTCACATTGTAAATTTGATTCATTAATAAAAGTATATTTACTTTCTGTGAACCAATTTGTTTCTGGAAATCTAGCTTTTACAACAAAGTAAGTTTTATAAGTTTTAAACTCTATAATATTAAACTCTTTATTAGATTTTTTTTCAAATTCTTTGACAATTAATTCTTCTTCGGGTGTAACATAAAAAAGAAGATAACCATCGACGTCATCTGATACCCAAACACCTTCTAAGATGTTTGTATTAATAATCTTGCTAGTTTGAACTTGTGAAAAACTAACTAACCCTACCAATAAAAATGCAATGTTTAAAAATAATTTTTTCATAATTAAATAATATTAAATTTATATAATATTATTATTACGTGTATTTATTGCTTTTTATAAGCTTCTAATTCCCAAGGTAGTTTCTTAGAACCTTCTTTCATAGTTGCTCTGGAATATTTCTTTCCTTTCCACATTACATGAGTATCGGTATAATCTAAATCACCACGTTTCATTTGATCTATATGAACCTTTTCGTGTGATATAGTTTTATTCTTCTTTAGTTCTAAGGGTGAAGCGTTTTTGTTAATTAAAATAGTACCATTGTTTTGCGCCATACCTAATACATTGTCTTCCATATCAGTACTATATATTGGGGTATTATCACAATTATATGGCATACCTTTCATTTTAAATGCCATGCTAATATTTTTTCATTTTAGCCGGAGCCATTTTAGATGCTCTCGGTTTAGTAGCAGATTTTATTTGTTTTGCAACAGGTGTTCTTTTAACTTTACCGTACTCTTTCATTTGCTCAGCTTTTGATTCTTTTTTTTCATGTTTCATCATTGCTGATTTAGAAGCATACTTTTCCCCTGTTTTTTTCTCAATAACTTTTTTAGTTGCCATATTTTTTTTTGTTTAACTAAATACCCCTATAAAGATTAATCTATAGGGGATTTAAATTATTATTATGCGTAAACTGCATTTGTAACAACGATTGGCACGTTGTTAACGATTGGCATTGAAACCGGCATAAATACTGCCGTTGGAGTTTGTGCTAATGCTTCATAAATAGCTTTAGCAACAACTGCAACTGTACCAGCACCTGCTGTAGATGTATGCGTTAAAGTAAGTGTTTTTTGCCCAGCACCTAATCTATTATCAAAATAGATAACAGTAACTGTTGCAGATGTTTGTTTTACGTCAAATATTAAATCTACAGGTAAGTTAATAGGACCTCCGTTAGGGTCTGTAGCTGTTGCATAACCTGTATCGGTTGACGGGATGGAAATAAATTGTGCCATTTTTTTTGTTTTTGTTTAGTTGTTTATTTATATATATAAAAGACGTTATTATTAACGTTTATTATCTTTTTTTTGCTCTTTGAGTAATTGGTTCCATATTATGAGTTGGTTGATCAAATCTAAGTTTGATTCCATTTTTACCTGAACTAGACCCTTTACCTTTTGGGTAACCTGTTGTATCAAATGGGCCGTTCCATAAAGCATTTGCTCCTACTCCAGACATTTTTGCTTCTTTATCAAATGGAGTTGTTGGGTGTTTTGTTGCGTTTATATTCATAATTAGTTGTTTTCAAAGCCTAATGTAGGCGTTATACTTGTTTCTACTCCTTGTGGTGGCATTTGTGGCATATCCTGTGACATAACTGATGTGTCCATTTGCATATCTTGATTTTGCATTTGCATAATTGGAGGATTTACCGGTGGAACACTTCTAGTAAATGTACCTGGATTTTGACTGCCATATACATTTCTAATCATTCTAGCATTACCAAATGCTTTAGGATTAATTTCAGAATGCATCATTTGTTTTTTTACAGTAGGAGTAGCCGGTGCACTTAATCCAGAAATTTTCATAGGCGCTTGCTGAGCTTGCTGCGCTTGTTGTGCGCTATTTTGAGCTGCTAAATTACTCATGCCAGCACTTAATCCTCCTGCAAATATATTTTGCGCCTGTGGTTGATTTTGACGACCGCCTAATCTACCAGCAAGACCAAATTGATTTAAAGGACTTTTATTATTTTTATCCACCATAATTCCTTGTTTTATCTTTATTAACATTATGTATTGCTGTTGCCATAACAGTATTCATATATGTGTCTTCTTTCATTATTATATTTCTATGACTTGTTGGTATATCTTCTTTACCTAACATTATACGATACATTTTGCTTATTAGTTGTTTACACTTAAATGAAACTTTATATATGTTATATTTTTGGGTTGTATGGTTTCTATTTCTCCATACTACTATCCACCCTTCTTTTAATAAATTGTTCCAGCGTTTATTATCCCAACTATATGCGTATGTACCTATTTTATAATCTTGTTTTGTAAAAAAATCCATGCAATCAAAATAAATTAACAATTCTAAATCTGCATCGGTTAAATTATTATTTTTACAAGCCCATTTGCGTATTATTCTATAATGCTTTAATAAACCAAGTTCCTTAATATCCGAGGCTTCTAAACGACTCATAATACAACAACTACGTCTCCAAGTTTTATAACATGATAAGTTTCCTTATCTAATTCTATTTTATGTCCAGCATGACGATCATAAAATATTCTATCGCCTTCTTTAACACCTACCACTTCTTCACCAACAGATTTTATTTTAGCCTCTATATATCTAATATCTTCTCTTTGATTTTCTGCTAATAGTAATCCACCTTTTGTTTTAGTAGTGCCTTCTTTTATTTTTTCTATAATTAAATTTCTACCTACTGCTCTCATTGTACTCTCAAATTATTGATTACACAATCCGTTGACAATATAGTAGTAGCTACAGAAGCTGCATTTCTTAATGCTGATTTAGTAACTAATAAAGGATCAATAA